GCAGCGACACTCGACAACACGGCGATCTACTACAAGGTACTGAGGAACACCACTCTCACGGGTGCGAACTGGCAGGACGTATCTCCTCGCAGCTTCTGTGAGTACGACTACGAGGCCACGACCTTCACGGGTGGCGAGGCGCTTCAGACGGGATTCCTCCCTGCCGGAAACAATCGGGCAGTGGTATTTCCCGACGAGGCTCTTCTTCAGCTTGGGCGAAATAACTTGGGTACCGAAGGGCAGACATTTACAATTGCGATAGCATGTGTATCTGCGTCCAAGAATGCCTTTGCTTCGCTGTCATGGGTGGAGATTCGATAATGTTAGCAGAACTTTTTCTTACAGCAGTCATCACGTGTTCGACCGGTCAGGCGACGTGTTCCTCATACGAGATGGGCGATCATACACGCGTCGAGGTGTGCGGTATCCTGACCGAATCCAGTGAGGGTCGAGTCTCCCCGGACGCATCACGACAGTTCGAGGGTACACTCGACGGCGAGCAGTACGTCGTGACGATTCGACCGTTCTGTAAGGTATACTGACATGGCTGTACAGTCAGACGCATTCGGCGTCGTGAAAGTCACTGGAGCCGATGTCGATCGTATGAACCGATACATTCGGGATCCGGATCGGGAAAATGATCGTGTGGATCGTGCGGTTCGACGTGCTCGGGGACTGAGTAAGGTACCCTTCACGGTTACGGTGAACAAACCCAATGAGTTAAGAGACTAATTATGTCTGATGACAATCTATTCGACTTTGGTTTTACTGCCGTCAACGAGGACGAACTCGAAGCGGTGCAGCAACTCTCGACTCAGGTAGAGGAAGCTACTTCTCTTGAGGAACGCGTGAACAAGTTGTACAATGCGATTACTCCACTGCTGAATCAGCTAAAGGCCAATCCCTCAAAGGAGTACATCTATTGGCCGAATCGTGTCGAGAAAGTCGAGCAGTTCGAGGATCATTTGTACAAGATATACAAAGGAGAGGGGTGAGTGACCATGGACCTGAACTCAAGACTATCAGAAAACTTTACTCTCCGTGAGTATCTAAAAAGTCAGACCGCCGCACGTCGTGGTATCGACAATACTCCGACTGACCAGCATCTGAACAATGCGATCGTCCTGTTTCAGAACGTGGCACAACCGGTGCGCGATCACTTTGGACCGACGATCATTACGTCGGGTTATCGGTCCGAAGCACTCAACTCTGCGATCGGCGGTTCACCGAGATCCCAGCATCGGACCGGTCAGGCAGTCGACCTTGAGGTTCCGGGTGTGCCGACCGGGGAAGTTGCTCAATGGATCGGGGACAACCTGACGTTTGATCAGTTGATTCTCGAATACTTTGATCCAGAGGATCCGAACTCCGGATGGGTACATGTGTCTTATGTCGCGAGTGGAAACAACCGATGTGAGAAGCTGACTGCCACACGAGTAAACGGAACAACCGAGTACTCGTACGGTCTGAATTACTGAAGCTGATAAATAAAGCGTCAACTGAAGGAGTGGTCGAGCGGCGTAGAGACATTCGGTCGATTCGGTGAACCCACGGTACATCATCGGGCCGTGGCTATAACCGGCGGCGAGGTCGGGGGCCGATTATTTCTCAAAGGCCGTAACCTTGGGAACCCGTGCGTCGAAAGAGCAATGCATGGCTTGTACTCGGACACTCCTTGAGTTGATGAAGTGGAATGAAAGGAGATAATAATGAGCACAATGGTAATGGTACTCAATTCAGAAAACGATCCCCAAGAGGTTCTACAGGTTATCGATAAAAAATACTTTAGTACCGCAGGATACCGGTATCTTGGGTTTGGCCATTCTCATGGTTCTTTGGCTGATCACAAGATTGAATTTTGGGCTATGGATGAATGGAAAAGAGCTAGTGAAGCGAAAGGAGTTGTAGAATGAAATGAGCATGAATGAAGTAAGAGAAAGGCAAGCACGAAAGTTTCAAGCAGAATTGGCTACCCTATTGGAAAAATACCAAGTTAGCATTAATTCTGTGGTGGATGAAGGATCTGATAGCCATCAAATGATCGAGTTTGCTCAAATTGGTCAACTTTGGAAAATATGTGTATATGGGAACAAAGTTACTTCATTAAAACTTGAAGACAAAGAATGAACTGGGACTGGCGCTGGGTAAGTTGGAGCAAGGGTACACCACTTCAGTGGGGAGAGTACAGATTCAACATCGGTAATCCGTATAAGAGCTATCGAGTCGGTCCATTGTTCGTTAGAGTGTTTATAAACAAATAGAATTCGATGAAGCGATGGCGAGATGTTTCGGACGCGGGTTCGACTCCCGCCGCTTCCACCACTTCAATGGGAGCGTCATGGTTTCGACGAGGCAGACGAATCATCGTGGAGAATCGGTAAGCCAGACCGTAAATCTGCAAACGTTAATACCTGCCAACGATGAGGTATACACTCAGGCCGCGTGAGCCTGATGGGGTTTTTCGACCCGGTTCTTCCTTATTACCCAAAGAACCGGGTATTTTTTTGTCTGGAGGATTTGTAGAATGGCCATCCACATCTTGGGTAACGGACCGTCGATCAGGTTGTTTGAGCGGAATGATCACCCAGACACCGATATGTTTGTTGGGTGTAACTTCTCGGACCGAGCGTACCGCCCGAACTTCGTGTCCCTCATCGATGTAAGGGCAATGAAGTGTCTGCTAAAAGGACATATTCCCCCGGCCCCGGTTCTACTGTCCGATCGAGCCGCCGAGTATGGTGACCGGCGAGACCCGCACTGGCGAGATCTACTAGAATACCCTGTCGAGTGTGTGATGGATCTGACCCGGTACCCATCAGTCTCGAAGGACTTGGCAATGAACTCGGGACAGCACGGACTACTGTACGCCCTTGATGCATATCACAGCCACGGCGACTCGGTGCATCTGTGGGGTATCGATTCATTCTGGACAGATAATATGGCTTCGACGACCGACTCGATTGCACGGGCGGATCTGAGAGAACAGAGGGTGCGACCCCAGATCACCCGATGCTGGCGCAAATACTGGAACGTAATCTTTTCTGACAATCCGGGTACCCTCTTTCATATACATACAGTGAGTGGGATGTTAGTATCCACGTCACATACACAGCAAAGCAATGTACAGGTGGTTCACCATGATGATGACGGTTGTAAAAGATCCGCGAGGTTCTGACCCCAATAAGAGTGCAACGGACCGGGACCATGTCCGGTACACATACCTATTGTCCCAGATGGGTCCTGCCATTCCTCGCACACGCCAGACAAGCGATCCTGAGAATGTGCGCTGGTTTCTGAGGCAGGGCGCTATTCTGGTGTCGGATTCATATCATCTTGATGAGGCGGTGACTCTGGCCCAGCGAATCCTCAACCAATAGGAGTAGAGGCGGTTATGCCCGAAGAGAATGATCGGAGTCTACGAGTTTTCAACTCAATCATCCAGATTGATCATCTGACCGATCAGCAACAGTGGTTGTGCCAGCAGTTATGGCTGTGCGAGACATTCGACGAGATTATCGAACTACGGGATGCAATCGACCGGGACATGCATCATGACCTGATGCTGATGATCCTGCTGATCAAGCTGGCGGATCTTGACAACTCGGTGGTCGATGAATCAGACTGTATTGATGCACAGGTCGAGATCATGAACCTGATGCGACAAGACCAGTAAAAGGAGTGATATTGTTATGTTCTACCCCGATTGGAAAGACTGGATGAATGCATCTAAGATGGGACTCAATAAGGTCGAGCCGTTTATTCCACAAGAGAGTGCGGGCTTTACACCCGAGATGATCGATGCGGCGTATAAGCGGTATCAGAGTATGCTGCGCGAAGCGATGAGTGTGCCACAGTCCCCCGACCAGATTCGGAGAGACTGGTACAAGACCCTCAAGACCGAGGAACTATGGAATCTGCACGACGAACTCCTTGATGAGATTCGAGGGAGGACGCAGTGATGGCAACACTCGATCGCGTTACCCGGTATGAAATGATCCGTCAGATCGCCCGGAAGTTTTGTACGGGAGAGTCACTGGACCAGTACCCACCCGAACACATCGGACTTGCCCACTACACGGATCGGCAGGTCCGCCAGTATGCCAAAGACATCGGCTTGACTGATCGGTACATCGAAACCGTTGGGAAAGAGCGCGAGGGTTGACAAAATAGACCGTATCTCTTATACTATATGTGTTGGTTGAGAAAAAAGACAGGAGATACATGATGATTACGCGAGATGAAATGGTCGAGGCGCTTCGGAACGGTGTGTGTCAGATTACATTCACCAAGAAGAATGGTGATCAGCGGGTCATGCTCGGGACACTGGACTTTGACCGCATCCCCGAGGACAAGCGCCCCAAGACTGATGGTAATGCCGACAGCCCTGACGACAAGCCGGTCAACACCGATATCGTCAAGGTGTTTGATACCGAGAAGGGCGAGTGGCGTTCATTCCGGGTGGATTCTGTGACGGACTTCTTCTCGACCGAGTACAAGAAGACCCCGGTTGTATAAATAGAGTATCAGTAGTATACTATACACGTAATCGAGATAACGCTAAACAGGAGTCCAAACCGATGTCTCATGAGTCCATCAAGTCGATCGCCGAAGCATACAAGTCGATGCATTCACCGTTGAATGAGCAGATTGCTCAGGAATCATTCCCAGATGGTGTGGCATTTGATGAATCAATGGCAATGTGGTCTGTTCCGCGACAGGCAATGTCATACCTTTCGTCTGAGCAGGGGTACTCCTCGGGCGATATCGTTGCTATCACAGAATCTGGTAGCAGTGACATGGTTATCGCGAGTCTGTCGGACGAGGACCGTCGACTGGTCTCTTCTATTCCTCTCAAGGAGGGCGAGTTCATTGGCCGGTACCTCACTGAATCGACCATGGCTGGTGGGATGATGCCGTTCGTCAAAGTGTCTCTGCTCCGCAAGATGCTTTACCCACTGACTGAAGGGTCTTCGGAAGGCGACACGGACGAGATTCGCTTTGAGCGTCGGGGCCAGAAGGTTCGCTATATTCGGGTCCTCATGGACTTCGTGGCCTCAGAACTCGGTGTCGTGTAATTATTGCCATTGCCCGATGGCTCAGTTGGTAGAGCGTGCGGTTGTTACCCGCTTGGTCGTAGGTTCGAATCCTGCTCGGGCAGCCAAACAATTTCCGGTGTGGTGTAATGGTAACACAGGGGTCTCCAAAACCCTTACTGGCGGTTCGATTCCGTCCACCGGAGCCAATGACTAGCAAGTGAGATTGATTATGATACAGAAAATTAAAGAGGCTTTTACGCCGACCAAGAAGACAAAAGAAGATCGCGACGACAAGTCGGCACATCGTAAGTACACGACCAAGTACGAGGACCTTTGTCAGTAAAGAATCTGGAGAGGTGGTAGAGTCTGGCTGATTACACCTGTCTTGAAAACAGGCGAGCGGTAAAACGCTCCGGGGGTTCGAATCCCTCCCTCTCCGCCAATTTAATCAATAACAAACCGGCACGCCTCTGCACAGCCAAGCGCAAATCGTGATCCGAATGAACGGATATCGCCGAGGGGACGCCTTCGGAGTCGGTCACTTTATTTTATTATCGCTATGACAATCGGAGTGATTGAGCATCATGTCTACTACCCCAGTCCCCGTGTACGATTCGACCGGTAGCCAGATCGACGAATTCATTGTTCCAGATACCCTTGAATACAGCGGTGGACGTGTTTCGCGGGGTCAAAAGCACTATTACAAGGGCGCAGGTGTTGAGTACTCGCGCCATCTGGTCAACTCATACGATCCCGACACGTACACTCTCCTTGAAGAAACAGGGATCATATACGGCCCGTACAGTGTGTGTAAGAGTGCCTTTGAGGGGAAGTGGGGGGTGTTTCAGGAGCGGTACCAGCCGTTCTTCCCCGATTTTATTGGGTCCTGCTCTATCAAGGAAGGACCACTGGTCATTAACTCCATGACCTTTGAACGGTCATCGGTCGATGTAATTGATGTTGTTGAGTTTGATCGGCAGAATCAGCAGTCGTACTATGTTCTTGATTATCTGTGTGGGCGGCGAGGGTATGTCGGGTACACCGGATCTCCAGAAGCCCTGACCGACCTGCTAGAGTATATGATCAGTTCTGACTGGAATTTCCTATGGGACAAGAATAGCATTTCAGATGTAAGTTTTGACGGTCGGGTTACAGACCTTGCCGACCTGTTTCAGTCTGCTGATATCGCCCACAAGCTGGGCACCGTGTACAGTATCCATTACTCTCTGGCCCTTGCGTCTCCTGAGATGTATGTTGCTTTCCTGTACCACAATGGGCTGGACCACTATGATGCCCGATCGTTTATCGACAACTCAGTGTCCATGCTCGAACGGTGGGGAGTAGACACTTCGCCACTCTACCCATCCGAGTGCAAAGACGACGAAAACGACCTGTACAAGCATCGTGTGCTAGAATATCTGATTCGGGGGAAGAACTGTGCAAACTGTGCATGTGATCTCTTTATCGACTCGGGTATCGAGGTGATGAACCAGTATATCGAGGATGTGACCGGCCAGTTTGAAAATGTATAAATAGGGTCATATATACCACTTTACTCGATCGACAGGGATCCTATGCTTTCGTTCAAATCATTTCTCAAAGAGGCTCGGAGGAACCCACACCTCAACCCCAAGGTGCCGATCAACTGGCACATCTCCCAGCACTATGAGGACGCCGGTGCAATCCCCGGTACAGATATCGCGAACTCCTTTGTCTCATTCACGGCTGTAGACAAACTGGGCATTAACCCCGGCTCAAGGTACAATACCCCTATCGGCATCTATGCATACCCCTCATGGTATATTCTCCAAAAGACGGGCGACTACTCGGCAATGCGCGACCTCCCGTTTGCAGGTGGGCAACCGTACGCCAATGTCTTCTCGGTCAAAGGGAATATCATCAACCTGTCGACGATGGACGATCGGCAACTCATGGACCTGTACCGGTCGATGGTCGATGTGTTTGCCAAATATGCGGGAATCAAATCAGGTGGGTCTGAGTGGAAAGAACTCGCCGACTTTCTTGAAGAGGAAGTGTTTGATGCTGCGTCCAACATATCTAAGATCAACAATCCCGGTGGACGGTTCTGGTGGGCATCGATGCGGATTTCTGAGATGCTGATGGATCCCGATCTTTTCTATACGCTGGGGTACAGTGTCGATGACAAATGGAAGGCCAAGAAAAAGCCCGTGTCATGGAACAAGCTGTTTCGAGAGATGGGTGTCGATGGTTGTGTTGACATGTACGGGGATGGAATTATCCATACGTCCGAACCGGTACAGGCAGTATTCTTTTCCAAGAAGCCCATCAAGGACCTGAATCGGTACTACAACAAGTACTCCCCTGCCGATGTTGGGAAGGCCGAGTCTGACGGTGAGCGCAAGAGGATGCTTGCCCAGATGTCGGATGAGGAATACGTCAAGTATGTCGAGGACAATGTCGATGCATTTGTCCCTCTGACAGATCAAGTCGCGAAAGAGTATGGGGAGTTCCCTGTCCCGGTACAGGAGAAGATCGTCGAACTCCACTTCCAGAAAGGTAGTCTGGATGGTATTTACTATGAAAATGCAGATATGGTATCGGATATCCGGCCAGAATTTGTGGCCAAGATGGCGAACCAGTATCCCCAGCACATGGATATACTGACTGTCATTAGTGACTTAAAATCAGAGATGGTGTCAGACCAAGCGATTTCTGATTTTGCATCCAAATTCTCTGAAGTATCTAGTATCGGCGCGAATGTCGCCAAAGAGTTTGCGGGAGAACTCAGTTACCGAAGCCCCGACATTATGGCACGCGTTCTTTCTGTCGTCGATATCAACGCGAAAAACTATGGCAACATCATAAGATACTTTGGAGACCTTGTTAAGAAGGGTGAGTTTGATGTCGTGGATACACTTGATGTCGCCAGAAATTTGGTTGAGCGCACTGCCGACTCGGTGGAACAAAATGTCGGAGACCGCACCCTTACCCTTTCGCGTGGTAAAGTCGCTCAAAAAGTTGTAACGTCTTTGATAGATTCGAGTGTATCTTCACAGATCGTAGGTTATGTTGAGAAGGAATTGGAACTGGATTACGGTATGGGCTAATAGCAATGAAAGATACCGACTTTACATACTCCCCCAATGTGATGGGACCGATCAACGGCGACTGGATCGAGGAAAATGGATCGGGATGGATCGGTGGTCGGATCGATATCTACGGTGGGTATGACCACTACCCCGACGAAACCGAGCTGCCGATCATGAGCAACGAAAGCTTCAACCGGTTTGACGAGTACCTCGAAGAGTTGGTAACATCCACGCGATGGAATTTTGACAGGATTCGTAAAGAATTCGAGAAGCACAACGAACCACTCGTACTGTTCAGAGAGCAGAGCAAAAAGGACAAGTAGGTAAATGAAGTCTTTTAAGACATACTTAGGAGAAAAGTTTACCGGCAATATCGCCGGGCGTCGTTTTGGCCACAAAGCAGGGTTCTGGCTTTCACCAAAAGGTGAGTTGGTCGGTACATCGTCTGTTCATGTAAAGGATATTATCGACAACCCGTCTAAGTTTGGTTTGTCTGACAGTGTCATCCAGAGCATTTACGGCAAGCATGGCGAGCCTGTTGGCATGGAAGGTGACGCACGAGAAGAATTGATTTCAATGGCACTGACTCGTGGATGGATTCGCGTGCGTAAGTACTCTCAGAGGGCGACGTACTGGTCAGTGACCGTCAATTCGCTTGACCGTAAAACCAAAGAGACGATCGAGAGTTGGGTCAATGCGTTCCTCGAAGAGGGCATCATGGGGAGGGGGACCGAAATCAGGATCCTTGAGATGCGATCTGACCGGCTCAAGCTCCTTGAAGTCGGTGAGATTCAGAGGTACGGACTCGAAGAGGGTACGAACACCGGTGGGGCCAGAACACTGTTTGAATCGACGATCGAGGCCCAGCCAGACCTTGAGGTACTTGACGAATCGTCTCTCTCGCGTATCTGGCGCAAGGTACAGGCCCATACATGTGGTGCTATCTCTGGGTATCGAGACGAGCGAACACGATCCGAGAATAACGCCGCGAATAGACTGATCAAACAGTACCTCCTCGGGAAGGGTTACTCTGTCACGGCGGTAGAAGGTAACTACATCGAGAACGCCAATACCAAGAAGTTCATCGTCGCGAAAGATGAACGAGGTAAGACCCTGTACCTGTCTTTTCAGGAGTCGGGGTCTGACCCCGTCTGGACTGACAAGGTAAACATTGCATCGGTGTTTGCAGATCAGGACATGGCCTCCCGAATGGCCGACAAGTATGGCGGCGAGCCAAAACGTCATGTCAAGGAAGTGGTCGAGCCGTCATTCTTTGTGTGCAACCATAAGGTTGATGGACCCGACGGTGGCGAACTAGAGAAGGATCTGTTTAAGATGGGCGTCAAGACCGATCAGGATTCGGTGCTCATCGTCCCTGCTGGCGGAAAAAGTGCGTACCTCCTCGGTACCTCAAAACGCGAAGATGGCTTTCCGCCATACCGCCAGAAAGAGGTTGTCGGGTCGGGTCGGTACGGTCGTGCTGCCGGTGAGTTCCTCTCGCGCATACGCGGGCGTGCGTTCGCCTTCGAGGAGATCGAGGGGCCGTCGACCCGTAACGGAAAGTGGGGTCATGCCGCCCTTGCCAAGCGAATCGACGCCGAGTTCCGTGAGGAAGACAATATCTGAATACCTGCTAAATATCGCGATTGTATAAGTACACTGGCCGGGGAGATCCTCCGGCCTTTGTGCATATGGAGGTTTGACTTATTATGGCGACCAAAACCAAAGCCAAGAGCAAGACGACGACGATCAGCAAGCGAGCAAAGGTTGGGTTGAATGCCGCGCCACTCGACAAGGGTTTCGAGCAGTGTCACTGGTTCTTTAACGATGAGATCGACCCCGACACGGTCTCGAAGATCCTGAAAGAGTGGATTCGGAACAACTTCTCAAAAGATGATGCGCGGGCCATTTTGGCCAACCCCGAGTACAACTTCTCGATGTTCAACGGGAGGGCAGCGGCTGCATACTGGCTCTCGAAAGGTCTACAGATCGATGATCCCCGGTATGCCCATTATCCCGAGTACCTGAGAGAGAAGTACTGCGAACTGATCGAGTCGGGAAACCAGATTATCAAGGCACGAGGCGGCGGGTCTACCCGCGAGGGTGGAGCGAATAATGAACCGAGGAAAATGTCGCCCCTCGAACTACTTGCCCAGAAGGTCAACTCGACTGTCCTGACTGACTTGGACGAAATGGAGGACGAGTGGATTCGTGGTGGCGACAGTGACCGGGACATGTACCAGTTGTTTAAGGTCCATGACGTAAAAGGTCAGGCGGCGGCGTCACAGGTCGAAGGGTATATCAACGTGAGACTTACAGAGTTGATCGATGCCCGCGATTCCCGTTGCAAGGATGCAGTAGAGGCGTACTCACATCTCTCCAAAAAGGAACTGGCGAGGCGGATCGGGGTATACGAGAAGATGCTCGGGGATCTGGACAAACTGCGGTCAGCAGCCAAGGCAACGCGCAAACCACGGAAGCGGAAGTCCGTATCGGCAGATAAGCAGATCAAGGATCTGAAGTACCTGAAGGAAGACAACACTCACAAGGTTGTTTCGATTGACCCGACACAGGTCCCCGGATCGATCCGCTTGTACGCCTTTAACGTCAAGACACGGGTGCTGTCAGAGTATGTGACCCTCTCGAAATCAGGGTTCCAGATCAAAGGGACGACGATCCAGAACCATGATCCCACCTCTTCTCGGTCGGTCAAGCTGAGAAAACCGGAAGAGTTCCTGTCAACTGTACTGTCCAAGACCCCTAGACAAATTGGTAAGGAGTGGAGTAAACTGTCTACCAAGACATCGACCGACATATCTGGTCGAATCAACTCCGATACGATTTTGCTAAGGGTCTTGGATAAATGAAATTACTGAACCCCGAACTGTACCAACTGGTCCTGACATTTATGCTATCGTCCGTACCGTCGAGTGAGCATGAGTGTCTGGCCCAGAACATCTACTTTGAGTCGCGGGACCAGTCCTCTGCCGGTATGGTGGCCGTCGCGCAGGTAGTGCTCAACCGGGTCGAGGACTCAAGGTTTCCGGACACGATCTGTTCGGTCGTGCGACAGGGAGCATTATCTGACCCACTCGATGAACCTGTCCGTATCGGTCGTTGTCAATTCTCATGGTACTGTAATGGGCTGTCTGACGAGCCAACCGAAGAAACATCATGGGCGACTGCCAAGCGTAAGGCCGCTCATGCGTACTATCTGCATGATCTGGGGTACGACTTTACCGAGGGAGCGACACACTATCATGCCGATTCGGTGAATCCCGAATGGGCGTCGACCCTCGATCGGGTTAATCAGATCGACGATCATATTTTTTATCGATGGGAATAAGGACAAACACAATTATGGTAGACACTGATGGGAACATTGACGAAGTATCGGTCGAACAGCAGATCGAAGAAATCACCCTGACCAAGAAGAAGATGACTACCTTGGTCGAACAGAATGTGCGAGAACTCGGGATGAGTTACACTGACGCCGTGATCAATATCTGTGATGAGCGGGTGATTGATCCGGCAGACATCGGTAACATGATATCCCCGGTCATCCGGGACAAGATCGAGGCCGAGGCGATCGAAGCACGAATGCTCAAGGGGGATACCCAACTACCGCTATGATTGAACCGTACGATGTGTTTCGTTATTACATGGCCCTGAAACTGCACTTTGGGTCGGGTGAGTATGACTGTATCAAGTACAACTTCAAGACATCGGTGACCCAGAACTCATTCTTTCGGCGACGGGATCGGTACCACTTTGCCAAGGCAGGGAGAAAGTTCGATCATACCTCCGAGTTAATTGGATTCTTGGTCTCTCAGTTTGTGGATGATCGGGAGTGGATCGGTGACATGCTCGGAAACGATGCCGACAGAGCGTACTCTGAGTTCAAGAAGCGACACGAGTCCCTGACATATTTGTTTGGGAACGATGTATCTGAACTTGTAAGTAAATCTGATGAGTTCGATTCCCTGTTTGCGATCGATACATCAAAGTCACCGTACCCGCTAGTCGTGTCAGAGTATCTGTCTGGATCTGTGATGCTCGAAAGTGTCGTGATCCTGAACAAGATGACGGGGTTTATGAGGGATGCTGATCAGCAAGTAAGTGACCCGATTATGTGGGACAAGGTGTCCCGTAAGATCCACAAGTACTCGCCATTCGTAAAGTTTGACAAGGGCAAAATCCGTGATAAAATACTTGCGGTGTATTCGGAATAAGGAGGTGTTGATGACACTATAAATACGACGTTAGATGATGACAGTTTTGGACAATACAGATACACATACGCTGATATACACAGGAGATATACATATGGCGTTTAAGAAAATGTCGATCGACAATTTGGCGCAGAAAGCCGAGGAACTGAATGGCAACTCGGGTGAGAAAAAGTCGTATAAGGACGATCGGTTCTGGAAGCCGACGGTTGATAAGTCGGGTAACGGGTACGCCGTGATTCGGTTCCTCCCGCCTGTCGAGGGCGAGGATGTTCCGTGGGTTCGTTACTGGGATCATGGATTCAAGGGGCCGACAGGTAAGTGGTACATCGAGAAGTCCCTTACCTCGATTGGTCAGCAGGACCCGCTTGGAGAAATGAACTCCAAGCTATGGAACTCGGGGCTTGATGAGGATAAGCAGCTTGTACGGCAGCGGAAGCGTCGCCTCCACTATGTCTCGAACATCTATGTGGTTTCTGACCCGGCGAATCCCGAGAACGAGGGGAAGGTTTTCCTGTACCAGTACGGCAAGAAGATCTTCGACAAGATCATGGATATGATGAAGCCAGAGTTTCAGGACGAGGAGCCGGTCAATCCGTTCGATGTGTTCGAGGGCGCAGACTTCAAACTCAAGATCCGTAATGTCGAGGGGTACCGCAACTACGACAAGTCGGAGTTCAAACTCCCGTCTCCGCTCCTTGGTGGCGATGACGATGAACTCGAAGAGGTGGCGGGCAAGATCTACCCGCTGTATGAGTTTGTTGATCCTAAGCAGTACAAGTCATACGAGCAGTTGAAGCAGCGTCTTGATCTGGTCCTTGGGCTGGATTCGGGGAACCCCGAGCCGTCTGATTCAGGTGAGATGAACGAGCCGATGGAACCGGCACCGATGCGGGAGGCTGCGGCCCCTTCGCCGGGTAAGGAGTCGGGTGGCATGTTCACCGATCAGGAAGAGGCGGCTGATCCAGCCAAGGGCAGTGATGATGATAATGACAGTGAGGACGATACCCTCAGTTACTTTGCCCGCCTTGCGTCTCAGGAGTAATCTGATATTCCCGCCGCGCAATAACAACAATAATAACTGATAAGAAGAAAGATTGGCCCCACTGCAATGGTGGGGCCTTTTATTTTATGGTCCGTACGAAAACCGACCCTTTGCCATCTGGGTATCAGCCGCATTATCAGGTTCCTCGAACGCCGGGGGTCGAGGTGTCACTTTCGTCATATTGTTGTTGGTCTGCTGGATCTGCGTAGAGTTGACTGTCGATCCAGATCCGCCTGCACCCGCAGTGCCAGCAGCGCCCATGTTAGTAGACCGAACAGCAGCTTCGGTCTCTGCTCGCTCCGCAGCCTCTCTCTGAAGCGCACTTGATGCCGTAGACGGGGTACCCCTCTGGATATTGATATTCGCCGCGTCAGCGACCTCTCCGACCCGCTGAGACGGTATTACTTCACCGGTCTTGGGGTCCAATCCAGCAAACTCATAGATTTTGTCGGGGATGGCCGCGCTGATGTACCTCCGAGGATCAAAAACCCCGTAATCCGATCCCGGATCGGGGAGGATCATCCGGAGCATAGACTTCATAAATTGTTTTCCGATATCAACCACTGCACCAATCGTACCGGTGATTGACACTCCCGAGAACAGATCCATGATCGTGTCTTTTGCTGTGATGAACAGACCCCATACCGAGTCGACGATCGAAGAGACAAGACTTTTGACCGACAGACCATCAAGGAATTCTGATGCCGAATCAAATCCAAGTTTAGACAGGATCCATGAACCGGCAGAAAGTACCATATCGTACGGGGCTGCGATCAGATTGGATATTAACCCTGAGAGTGGAAGTGCCGATCCGTCCTCCTCAGAGAATCCAAACTTCGAGATCACCCAACCAGTCACGTCCTTGATTGTCTGGACAGGAGTGGAGATCAGGTTACCTACAATGTCTGCTACAGTAGGCATTTGTTCGGGATCAAACCCCAACTTCGAGATCACCCAGTCTTTGGCGTTCTGGATCAGTGTAACCGGTGCCATCGACATTGCCGTGATAACATTCGCGAGAGAAAAATTCCTGATCGTCTCAGAGAAGTTGATGTTATCGGACACCCAGTCCTTGGCATTGTTAAAGAAGTTGACCGGTGCCTTGACGATCGAGTCGACCGTTGATGAGAACGTCGAGACAACATCCGAGAATTTGACCCGTTCGGCTTCCTGTGCGCGAAGTTCTTCGATTCGCCGACGCCGCTCGCGCACCACTTCCTGAGCATACTGCTCTTCCTGCTCACGAGCCTCCTGAGACAGGACTGTTCCACCACGCTCACGAATCAGTTGCTCTGATGCAGGAACGTCGAGTACACCGTTTCGGGTTGATGTCCCCGTCAGGAGTGCGCCCTGCTGATCACGACCAACGGCACCGGCATTCTGGATCTGGCGAAGATAGTCAGATGCCTGTCGTTCGTTCCGAAGTGCTTCGGCCTCTTCGGCCTGTCGTTCATCTCTCGACGATCCAATACCCGGTATCCACCCAAGATACTTGTCGACCTTTTCGTTGACCCATTGACCGGCTCGGCTGACTGCATCGACCAGCGACCCAATGACCGAGAAGATTGGGTCAAGGAGACTCATTACCGTTCCGACAACACCCATCACTGCGTTGCCGATCAACTTAAATGGGGCAAGGAGGGCATTCACCCCGGCCTTGATCAGATCAAATACCGACATGTCGATATTCACGCCAAAGAATGACATGACCTGTTTGATCAATCCCCAGATCAGATCAATGGGCGTCATCAAGAGAGACAAGATACCTCTCCCCAAAGACATCAGCCCTTCGGCGATCCGCGAGATATCGAGCGTAAAGATACCGGCGACAAGGTCGATGGCCCCGACAAGCGAGTCACTAATCGATGTAGTGAGAGTCGAGGCAATGTTCTGGATCGTGTCCCCCAGAACATCCAACCCAAAAAAGGAGAGGACAGAGTTGACTGCCGATCCGATCAGGTTGATGATCGACCCAAAGAACCCCTCCCACAGGGAATTAAGAGCGCCTTGAAGACGACCGATCAGACTCTTGTCACCTTCAAACCCTTTGAGGAATCCTGTCACGGCAAAGAAGGCACCGATGATCACATTCAGGAACGGCACAAACTTCCCGAGTGTCCTTGCGGCAGATGCAATTGTATTTGCTATTTTGCCGACCAGACCGACAAGGCGTCCTGCTTCGTCAAACACACCGATGATCTGGCCGAACCGAAGGTACAACTCCCGGAGCCGGGAAAAGAACCCGCCAATGACACTCCCGGTTGATCGGACAAGTGCTGTGACCGGGGTCAGCAGTCTCCGAAAGGTTTGGAAGATCGTCGATACGGTTGTTCGGATGGACTGGAATACTCGGGTCACGGTAGAGAAGACGTTCGTGACCACCGCTCGTACTGTCCGGCCCATGTCTGAGACCGATTTACCGATCCCTCCAAATGTCCGGGACATGAACATACGGATCGATCGAATCTGGTCTGTCAGGAAGAATCGAATCGAATCAAAGTACACTTCGACCTGTGGGAACAGGATCAGGAACTGGCGCGAGATAAATGAGAAAAGCGTCCGAATCCGAGTCGCGAGTGCATTGATCCGTTCGGCAAGTGTACTTCCAAACGTGACCAGCCGAGCCATACCTGCATTAAAACCAATTCCAAAGTTCGTGATTGCAATTGCAGTGAAGGCCGGAATGGCAACAACAGTTCTGAGAATGTCAAGCACAGGACTCAGGAGATCGCCGACCTTTTCGGCCAGATCCTTAAAGTAGTTACCCTCACCTTCATCGAGCGACTGGTTGATACCCGTAAGCGCCTTGGTCAGTTTTTCGTTTCTCCGACGCTCTTCTTGCTTGTTCTCCAGTTCCTGTAGACGATTTCTCTCCAAGGAGCCGACCATATCACCAAATCGGTCTGTCATAATGTCATGAATCATCGACAACTGATTGCTGATTCCCTGAAGGATATCGATCTGACTGATCTGGTTTTCGAGAGACTCTTCCTGAATCTGCTTATTCTCCCGTGCAATTTTTATGCGCGGATCGGCAGGTGTGTTCTGCTTTTTGAGTGTCTCGACGACTTCTTGAAGATTCTCTTCGTTCATTACATCCTACTTTTCTGGGATCGAACCTGTTCGTTTTCCTTGCGGATATGCTCGGCCAGCAAGGAAATGTATACCTCCCTTTCCCATGGCATCATCTCTTCCAGTTCTGTGAGAGAGTAATTGTGATGCTGCATCATCGTGAAGTTGACCTTATAATGGTTGACCAACGTATCATGGGAAAGGGCTACCCGAAAAAATTGGCAAGACCACGTAGTGTGTACTGATTGTCGTGACCACACGATACACACTTGAACGATATGTCAAGTGATGCCTGTGGCATCTTCTCGATGAACCCCTGAATGCGAGAGAACTGTTCAGAGTTCAGGGACTCGACAAACTCATTCAGTTCGGATTGTTCCTGCTGGCGGGCATCGTACACTTCGTCGCCCGCATAAATTGAATCGATGCACGAAATGATCAGGGAGAACACCTGATCAAGCTGCTTTGAATCACCGTTACCCTGTGTCTTCAACACGGCGTCGACCGACGGATATCTCATCGTCACGCCGATCGTATCGGTGATCTGAATGTTCTGACTCTTGACATCTTCTGACGTGACATACACGTTCTCAAGATTGATCTCGACATCGTTTTTCTTTTCGCATGACTCGCAGGTCATGCCCACCTCGGTAGTCTCGCCGACCGACTTGGCGCGTAGCTGCGAGAAGATATACTCCAAGTCAAACATCGCCAGATCATCGACACCCGATCCATTCGGAGGGAAGTCGACACACGCAACGACCACTTCCTTGAGTGCCCGAGCCATCTGCTGATTGTCATCTGACTCCATCGCCATCATCAGTACCTTCTCTTCCTTGACAAGATACGGGCGGTACGTCACCTTCTCGGATGTCGAAGGAATCGTAAGTTCGTACTTCGGTGTTTCAATTTTTGGTAGGGCCATGATTATCGTATCTCCCAGTTATCGTATGTAAATGTCGCTTCAATTCGCACCACTTCGCCTGACTCTCCATTCCCCAGATCAATCGCTGATAATGTAGTCGGGAATGCCTCTTTCAGGACAATCGCATTAGTTATCTTGTTCTCCTGATCGAGATGCTCAATTTCAATCTGCCCGGTATAGTCGTCTTTGAACCCGACGGCAAAATTCCGAGAACCCTCGACGTTCGGGATTATGCTACTGTGCCAACTATTTATGTACTCCCATGGGTACCAGTCATTATCCAGAAAAAACGATATGGCCACGTCCCGTGAGTCAAACGTATACGCTACTTTGTTGGTCTTGAGGGTCTTGGATATATCCTGAGTAAAGATCTGGCGTCCCGGCATCGTGACCGAGTCGCACATAATGTTCAGGCGGTATGAATCACCAACCCCTGCCGGGTTTCTTGGCATGATGACCTTGTACCGATTAGGTCGGGCAAACCCTGTCTCGAATGCTGCCTTGAAGTCGTCGATCTTAGCGGTCATAGCATTTTCCTTGACTCGCGCCACACCTGTTCGGTCGACGCCTTCTTGAACGACTCGGTCGGGAGGAACATGGCAATTGGCCACTCAGGGGCATCAACCCGCACGATCTTGGACTTGACCTTCCCGGACAGGTACTGCTTAAAGCATGGGCGAAATGCCTTGTACTTCTCGGTCGACTTGAGGATCTGGTAGTTGATTTTCAGTTTGGTCGAGTCATCGAACCGTTTGTTGTTTGCCGTCTGGAGGAGCGCATCAAAGAGTTTGGCCCTCGGTGCCGGAGGCAGATAATGGAGGTTCAGGCCATAGAATCCCGTGTCGGTATAGTCGACCATCAGGATGAGTGGAAATGTGTCATAGTACGGGAGCTGCTTTTTGGTCTTAGGATCGTATGTAAACAGGAACATCTGTCCGGGGGCCGGACGATCAAGTTGTGTAAGACGTTTGTCGGCAATCAGATCCAGTTTGTTGATCCGACCAAGATCCTGAGCCTTCTTGCGAAACCAGTTACGCGCCTTCTTACTGTGCGGCCTCAGACCCTCGCGAAAAGCCGCTGCCTGTAGCTGCGTAAACAGTGATGATTCTTGTTCTGCCATAGATCTCTTAAATTCCTACTTGACAAACTCTGTTTTGTCGTGTATAATGTATTCAGCCGCTCAGGGGGGTGAATACCCCCTCATCGCATTGATGGATCATCCGATAAATAATTCCATACAGGTGTATTTAGTCGAGTGCCCAGTGGCTCACCCTTTGAGAATCTTGATCCCCAGTTCACGAAGAGTGTCCTCGGTCCATATCTGGAAGTGCCATCCTTTTGATTGAGCAAACTGGTGTGCAGCTTTCCACTTAGATTGATTCTTCACGTATGTGAGTGACTCGGACAGATGTCGCTGTCGGCCCCCCCGCTTGGGTTTCTTGGGTGGTACGGTCTCTTTTTTGGGCTTGATCTCGATGATGTATGTCTCACCATCCGAGGTCTTGAACCAAAGGTCTAGGAAGTACCGATGTATTTTTCCATCTGTCTCACACAGGTAAGGCACCACTACCTCTTCAGCAGCCCAAGCCTTGATATTTGAGTTGGACTCCAGCCATCGAAAAGCATTCCGCTCCCACAGTGATCGGTACACAACATTGTCAACATCCCCGACATACTTATCTCGGTTCTTGACTTTGTATTTTCCTTTGTATGTTGGCATATAAATAAGGTTAGTATAACGACCAGTAACCCTACTATTTATAGAGCAGACATGGCACAGTACAGATATCCCGCTGACATCGATGCATTCGAGACACCATGGCTCCTGTTTACGACACAGCGGCCACAGTACAAGAGTCGAGTGCGTTCGACTGCGGCAATTGCCCAGCAGAAACTCGGTGATTCAGTCGCCCTGTACTTTCCGACCAATCACTCGATCAATGACTCACTCAACTATGATACGTACGAAGGTGGTCTGGTCGGTGGTGTGATCAACAACATGTCTCGTACATCTGACGTGACGCCCGATGATGTGTTGCAGGTTGCTCAGACTGGTCTTGGTAAGGCGGGGCGATCGCTCACCAACCTTCTTGGTGGTGAAGGGGGTCGTGCTCTGTACGATCGGTCACGGGGTCTGGTCACCAACCCTCGTGAGTTTATGCTGTTCAAGTCACCGGGGATTCGAGAGTTCTCCTTTTCGTTTCAGTTCATTCCCCAGTCGTTTAATGAAGCGTACGCACTTCCCGATATCATCAAGTTCTTTCGTACGGCAGCGTACCCGCGCCAGCACTCGGGTGGTCTGGACTTTGTGTTCCCCGACACGTTTACGATTCAGTATAAACAGGTAAACGAATCAATCATCCGGATGCCCGAAGTGGCGTGTACATCGATCAATGTAACCTATAACCCCAATTCATCGTCGTTTTTTCAGGTGAACAATGCGCCGGTCGAGACGACGCTTGACCTGACGTTCACTGAACTGCGACCGATTTCCCGTGAACTGGTCGAGGCAGGATACTGATACTGATATGACATACTTCACGCAATTCGACAAGCGCGATTACCTGTTCTCTGACCGCGTGAAAAAGCAGGTCACGAACCTGTCGACATACACGGCGATCTTCTCGCGTATCGCCGATGATATATCGTTCTATACCTACTACAATGTCCGACCGGACGAACGGCTCGACACGATCTCACACACCCTGTACGGGACAGTTGACTACTACTGGACCATCCCCCTGATCAACTCACGAATCATCAATGTGTGGGGCGACATGCCGCGAGACACGCAGATGTTACAGGCATACCTCCAGAAGAAGTATCCGGGGTCGGCACTGATTGTCTCGGAGTCCGATTCACTGGTCGGGAAGTTTACGCTCGATGAGTTGGGGGTGTATGACTCGGATCAGGTTGTCCAGATCATTGGCAAGTACCCGACCCGAAACTTTGTCCATGTACTTCCGGTCACCTCCACGTCAGTCTCTGATCTTTTCTCCACACCTCCTGATTCCGGTGTACTGGTCGGCGCAGACTCTGGTGATCAAGTCTCTGTCAACATCAAGATCCCGACGTACATGGCACCGGATCATTTCCTCGACTCGGACGGGAATCGGGTTACCTCTACTGCCGCCTCGGCAACCGAGGTGTCGATCCAGAATGTCGAATCGGATCTGAATGAGCAGAAGAGCCAGATCAAGGTTATTCGTCCTGAGTTTATCTACGATATCGTCAAGCGGTTTGGGGATGAAATTCGTCTGTCTGAAGAACAGAGATCATAATAGTAATGTCTGAAGAAAAACTCCTGAATGTAGCCCCCCAAGGAATCCGAGCACTCGAAGTGGGTATCGTGGCCCATGACTCGGAGTTCTATGATATCTCGGGGAACATCACCGAACTGTCATTGTACGAATCGATCTACTATCCGTATGTGTACGGTCAGATGATCGTCGTCGACAACTCGATGATGCTCACCGACTTCCCTTTTATCGGACAGGAGCGGGCCACTGTATCGTGGGAGCGAGATGATACTCAGACTACTCGGGTGTTCTATATCACGAAGGTAAAGGACGTGGCCCGATCCCTTGACGGTGTCGGGACATATGAGTTGTCCCTTGCATCGGTCGTCCAGACACGGAATGCCGTCTCTCTCTTCTCCAAGGCATACAAAGGGAAGGCCGATGAGATTATTTCTGACATCTTTACCGAACAACTTGGTGCATCGGTCACATCCGAGGTGGCGGGCAAGACATCGCACAATGTCGTGTTCCCGTACATGAAGCCGTTGCAGGCCGTCGACATGGTCAGGGGAGCAAACCTTGCCGAGGACGAAACCCCACTGTTTGTGTATGACTCATTCTACCCCAATGAGATTAAGGTCGACTCGCTTGCCCGAATGTACTCACAGGAACCGATCATGACGATATCGGCTCGGAAGCCGACCAATACCGACAAGGGGGCACAGGCATCGAAGATGGCGGTCGAAGATCGGGGGATGGTGTTCGACGAATCCATCTCACGGGCATATGACATGTACGGGAATCTGAACAAGGGGACACTCGGGTCAACTGTCACGATCACCGATCCGTCGAGTCATGAGTACCAGAAACTGGACTTTGACTACAAATCACTCGCCCCGTCACTTGCCAAAGACTGGGTATCTCCCCAGTATGTGGTGAACGGGTCGGCACCAAACGAACAGTTCTCGACCCGGAATCTGTTTCTTCATCGAAACCAGTATGCATATAACGATGACTTCCCGAACCTGAATACGATCGATGACTATGATCTTTCTCTCCTGAACTCGTACTCTCGGCGTCACTCAATGAGTACGGTCAAGCTGTATATGGACTCGGTAGCATATACGATCGAATCAAACCAGCCGTTTGGGGTTGGAAAGACCGTGAACTACGAACTCTCGCGGTTTATGCCCAAGCTGGGGCAGAATGAAGATGATCTTGATAAGTTCAACTCGGGTAAATACATCATCGCGGCGATCCGCCATTACATCAAGAATTATGAGTACACCATGTCGGTTGAACTGATCCGCGACGGCGTTGGAGATGAAGCAGAACTATGATCAATAACCAGTTTTTCCTCGGGGTAGTCGAAGATCGGAATGACCCAAAGCGAATGGGTCGCGTGCGCGTACGCGTGTTTGGGGCGCATACACATGAGCGAAAGGTCGACCTTCCGATCGAGACACTTCCGTGGTCGTTTGTCGTGCAGCCGCCGAATGATTCAACAGCCGGTGGGACACACTCTCAGTTAGTCGAGGGGACATGGGTACTGGTCATGTATGTTGATGAGAACATGCAGGACCCACTGGTCATCGGGTCGATCCCCGGTATCAACGAAGAAGAACCCGACTATACCAAAGGGTTCTCTGATCCGTTCTCCGTGTATCCTCGCTGGACGGGGAAAGACTCGGAACTGTCACTGGTATCGAATGAAGACCTATGGCTCGAACACCCGACATACGATAACCGGGTCAAGGAGCGAATCACCGAGATCCCCCGTGCCAAGAAGTTTGAGGTACCGGCAGTTGTTCCGGGCGGCGGGGGCGAAGAGTACGAGCGCGTGACATGGGACGAACCGGATCTTCGGGGAGAGCAGGAATCCAATTACCCGTACAATGCTGTTCGTGAATATGAAGGTGGGATGATCGAGGAATACGACTCGACTTCCGATAATACACGAATCACGCAGATGCACCAGTCGGGAACGTACCGCGAGATCCTTGATGATGGAACCACGACAATCAAGGTAGTCGGGGATCATTATACCCTGACCCTCAAGGACCAGAACATGTATATCCAAGGGGATCTGAATGTGACGGTCGAGGGAAACATGCGCCAGCTTGTACAGGGCGACTATATCCTTGAGGTCGATGGAAACAAGCATGAGTATGTGCGAGGGAACCGAGAGAGTAAGGTCGACGGTTCAGACGCACTGGAAGTCAATACCAATCAGTCGATTGCCATCACGGGCGAAAACTCTCTTCATTGTGGTGGGAATCAGACGATCATCGTGGACTCAAACTACATCCGAGACGTGGCAGCAAACTCGAATCGAACGATCGGTGGCGACGAAAGCACTAATGTCTCGGGTAATATCAACGATACGGCTGGCGGTAACCTTACCGAGAAAGCCTCCAACATCTTTATGAACTGATATGGCAAGCGCGTCGATCGTACCAACATCACTTCCGTCTTCGGCTCCGGGCAGCGACTTTGAGGTCGTGGTTGCCGATACAGGGTACACAACCAAGCCTCGGTTCGAGAGTAAGACAATCGAGAAAGCCACTACCGACGGTGGAAAGTATTCTGGTCAGCCCGAGCCGGGAGCAGCACAGAAAGCGGCGACATCATAATGAGTACAGTACCCCATTTAGTCGAATTTACAACTGCCGGTGGACAGTTGACCAACGAATTCACTGGGACACCTACATCAGCAAATCCTCGTGAATTATTTGATTTTGAATATCAGGTCAATGCAGTTGACTCACAGAGTGGCGGTGAGATTAATTATGAGATAATTGAAGGTCAACTACCCAATGATCTATCAATCAATGCTCAAACCGGTTTTATTTCTGGAACTGTAATTGATCTTGATACATGGGTTGATGAGTTTCAAAAGCCATCTGGGTTCACGATTGCGAGAGATGGTTCAAATTATGGAACATACGGGTCGGCTCAAGCGGGCCAGTATCTTGCCGAATTTACGATTCGAGCCTTTGTTGTTTCCGAACCCGTATATTATGCGGATCAGGATTGTTCGATTCTTGTGATTAATAACTACTCCTCTGATCGCGATCAATTTATTCGTGACTATTCTGCCGAATATGGTAATACATTTATCGTTAATGGTGAACCTGTATCAGCCGAAGAATACCTTGAGTATCAAAAATCAATCGGTAACTTTCCTCCTCTTTCAAACGTATAGGAGATATTGTACATGCCTCCAGTTACTCGACTTGGTGATGCGTGCACGGGCCATGGTTCTTTTGGCCCTCGTCCTTCGTCAGGCGGTAGTCCTGATGTATTTGCGAACGGTATTGCCGTCCATCGACAAAGTGATGGATGGTCCGCACACGGTTCTTCGTCTCCGTCATCTCCACATGGATCAAGCCTTGCTGCTGGATCCGGAACGGTTTTTGCAAACGGTCTGCAACTGGGAAGAATTGGTGATCCTGTCGCATGTGGTTCTGCTGTCGCAGCGGGATCGGGTAATGTGTTTGCCGGTGGGTAAGTATAAATAACTGTATGGCTTCTACGATCGATCAAACAATTGTTGCGCGGGAACAGGCATACTCGGACTTTGACTTTTCGTTTCGGGCCAATCCTGTTACGGGTGGTGTTGGGATTAAGCGAGATACCGAGGCAGTCAAGCAAGCTGTCCTGAATATCCTTCTCACATCGCCGGGAGAACGTCCATTCGATCCGCTTTTTGGATGTGACATTCGATCCCAGTTGTTCGAGAACTTTGACCCGATCATCGAGGCAATACTTGACGAACAGATTCGCACCTCGCTCCGAAACTACGAGCCACGGGTCGAGGTGCTTGGCGTGACGGTCGATGGTCAGCCCGACCGAAACAAAGTAGATATCACGGTTGAGGTAGAGATTCAGTCACCCGAAGTGGTTGCCACCTCGGTGAATGTTACGATAGAGAGACTCCGATAATGAACGAAACAAACCGGTTGAACGTCTCGGATATTGACTTTGAGTCGATTCAGCAGAACCTCAAAGAGTACATGCGGGGGCAGGACTCCCTTCAGGACTATGACTTTGAGGGTTCGGCCCTTTCGTCGATGATCAACCTCCTTGCATATGTCACCCACTACAATGCCGTAAACGCGAACCTTGGCCTTAATGAGACATTCCTCGAAACGGCCCAGTTTCGCGGTTCGGTCGTCGGTCATGCCCGTATGCTCGGGTATACGCCACGGTCTGCATCGGCACCTGTTGCGTATGTCGATGTGTCGGTTCCTTCGGCGACTACCTCTCTGATTATCCCTCGGGGGTTTCGATTCAAGGCCAAGATCGGGAATGTCACGTACCCGTTTGTCACTGACACCGAGTATCGGACCGATACCACCGAGTTTACGAGCATCAAGATCCTTCAGGGAACATACCAGACAGCCCAGTATGTGTATGACGCGGACTCGGCAGAGAAGTACCTGATCCCATCGCCTAATGCCGATATCGATACGGTCATTGTTCGTGTGTACGATACCCGAACATCCGAGGCTTTTGAGGTGTTCAACGAAGGGAAAGACATCACGACAATCACACCTCAGTCAAACGTCTTTTTTGTCTCTGAAAACCCCGAGGGCCTGTATGAGATCACGTTTGGTGATGGGGTCATCGGGACATCACTCTCGAACGGGAATCTGATCGAGATCGAGTATCTGGTTACCCAGAAAGCGGCTGGAAACGGTGCATCGATCTTTTCGTCTGACGAAGCGATCAATGGTATCTCATCGTATAGCATCACGACTCGCGAGGCAGCGCGGGGTGGATCTGAAAAGGAGAGTGTTGATCAAATCAAGTACAATGCCCCACTGTCGTATGCATCACAGAACCGGGCCGTCACTCCCAAGGATTTTGAGGCGATCATTCGAGAGAATTTCCCGAATGTGAATTCGATTAAGGCATGGGGCGGGGAGGACAATGACCCGCCTGTGTACGGAAAGGTGTTTGTGTCGATCAATCCCAAGACGACCGACGTTTTGTCTGATGAGGACAAACAGCGTATCCTCGATGATATTCTCAAGCCAAGGTCGGTTGTCACGGTCCAGCCCGAGATCATTGATCCGGTGTTCACATATATTTCTCTGGACGTGTTCTTTAAGTATGATCCAACCGAGACTTCTGAGACCGAGGCAATTCTACTGTCGCGGGTGCGTGATACGATCACACAGTACAATGTCAATAATCTTGACCAGTTCAATACCGTGTTTCGTCACTCGGCACTCCTCTCGGCTGTTGACTCGGCGTCAGATGCGATTCTTAACTCAAACATTCGCACGTTTGTCAAGAAGCGTTTTATCCCTGATACAACTCGCCCGCTCAGGTATGAGATCGACTTCTCGACCGACCTGTACAAAACAACACGGACCGAGGGTGTCATCACATCATCTACTCTCTTTACCTTTGATGGTCAGGAGGCATGTCGATTCCGTGATGTCCTGAACTCGGATGGCGATCGGATCATTCAGGTTGTGAGGGGCCAGCCCGACTCACCGCGAATCGTTGCATCGAATGTCGGACGTATTTCTGGGTCAAAGATTATCCTCGATAACTTTACTGTCCAGTCATTCCGGGGTAACTACATAGAGATCGAGGCGATCCCCAACTCGTATGATATCGCTCCGGTCAGGAACAATATCCTTGCAATCGATCTTGATTCTGTGACCGTTAATGGTCAGGTCGATACGATCGTCGCGGGTCAAAACTTCTCGGGTTCCAACTACCAGACAACACCACGGTATGCGTAGAAGTAGTTCTAATTCCAGAAACGAACTGTCGCCTCATGTCGAGGCGCTGGTCGACAAATTTGTACCGGGGCATATTCGGTCTGAGTATCCCCAGTTTGTCGAGTTTGTTCGTGAGTTTCTCAATTATCTGGAGCATGAGCATGGGTCGGGGTACTATCAGAACACCCTACCGAACCAGAGAGATGTTCGGGATCAGGATACCCAGTTTCTTCACCAACTCGAAAAAGAGATCGGGTTGTATGTCCCGCGCAAGTATCAGGCCGACCCCAAGGTCTTCTATGACCGTATCTCTGACCTATGGAAAGCAAAGGGTTCAGAGGATGCCATTCGTACGTTCTTTACCCTGTTTCTTGATGATCCGGTCTCGATTTACTATCCATGGAATCAGGTTCTTATCCCGTCAGATGGCCGGTGGGTCGTCGATGATCGGCTTCGGATCTCGGTCATTCAGGGTGATCCAAATGATCTGGTTGGTCAGACAATCCAGCAGATCGAATCGCTTGCCGAAGGTAAGGTTGATCGTATTGAACGGCGACTGTATGCCGATGGTGAGATTTATGAACTTAACCTGACAAGCAACTCGGTCATCGGTGAGTTTGTCCCGCGCTCGCGGGTACGCACGACCGACGGCTCGGTCATCGGTGAGGTGTACCGTTCGGCATCTGATCTTACGATTTTGTCTGGTGGATCGGGGTACGAACTTGGTGATCGCATTCGCGCCAAGGGACTTGAGGGCTTTACCTTTACGGCCTATGTATCGGCAGTTGATGAAAACGGTACGATCAGCAATGTCCGGTTTTCAAACTACGGTGCCGGTAACACACCTACCCATGTCAAACAGGCCAATGAAACGGAGGTGTACTATCTCCGCGACTTCCTGATCTATCGATATGCCGATGATGTTCAGGTCGGACCGTCCGAAGTTGCTTTTGAGATCGACACAGAATCGGGTAGTGGTGCCGACTTTGAGATTCAATACTCGGGCATCGTAACCACTGATGGTGAGTATGAGGGAGTGAGGGGTCAGCTTGACGAATCGATCGTCTTGCAAGACTCGGAGTTCTATCAGAAGTTTTCGTACGAGGTGACGACCAACTACCCGTCAAGGATATGGATCGATGCACTGAAGCGAACAGTTCATCCGGGTGGTATCGCAGTATTTGGGAACATCCGCCTGTCTGATGTCCTTGATAACTCGATCGACGATTCAACGATATTCACGGCGATCACCGAACCGCCTAAATATATTCTAACTGAAAAGCCAAGGATCGAATCGCGTCCCCTTGGCTTTGCACAGGATTATGCCGAACCTTCGGACGTACACTTTGCCGAGGCGTATGCAGGTATCGAATACTTTAACCGGTTGTCTGAGCCGTACACTCAGGACACGTCCGAATACTTTGCCTCTGATTATCTTGGGTCGGAATACTACAATATCGTCGTTGCGACCGAAGATCGAGATCAGGAATTCGTCCGCGAAGTCTCTGTTATACAGGATTAGATAAGCAAAATGCCATCGACACTTACTAATAACATCTCGGTGAGAAATGCATCGGATCTGGTTGAATCAATCCGAGCGGACTTCTCTAGTTTTTATATTTTCTATGGCCGAACCTACCCATGGTCCGATGATCAGAATCCTCCAGTACCCGAGAACAGTATCGAGGAGGCATATCGTGCATGGCATGACATGACGGCCATGAAGCGTATTGATTTTCGGGATACCAACCTTGGTTTCCGCCGTGTTGATTGGACATCCGGGGTGGTGTATGACGAATATCGCCATGATACCGACCTGTCGAACAAGGAATACTTTGTTTTTACAGATGAAAACAAGGTGTATAAGTGCATCTCCAATAACAACGGAGGGGCTTCAACTGTAAAGCCGACACACACGATCACCGATATCACTGAAAAGTCTGATGGGTACAAGTGGAAGTACATGTTTACACTGTCTGATTCACTGTACCGCAAGTTTTTTGCACCCGGTTATCTCCCCGTGACAACCGACGAAACAGTTGTGAATAATGCAATCGATGGTTCGATCGAGAACATGTATGTTGTCACGCCGGGTACAGGGTACGCGCCCGACTCTACTATCCCGGTATATATCGATGGCGATGGCGATGAGAATGCATCTGCAAGGGCGTCGATCACAGTTGATGCAAATGGTTCGATTGTCGATGCAACATCGGCAGGTATGAATCCGGGGTCTGACTATCCGTATGCCCCCGACTCAAACATCCCTGTTGCATTTCGGCAGGTCAATACAACGACAGGGGCAAACCAAACTGCATATGGCACTGCGAACACTAACGCAGACGGCCAGATTCAGGACGTGACTGTTGTGATTGGTGGGTCAGGTTATTTTGAAGGGGAGTGCCAGATCGTCCAGTCATCGTGCAAGGGCCTTGCCGAGACCGATGCATCGGGTGCGGTAGTAAATACATATGTCGATATCGGCAAATCTGGCAAGGGATTCAGAAAAGCAACGGCTACGGTTGTCGGATCATCAACCAGTCCCGCAGAGGTAAAACCCATTATCTCTCCGCGTGGTGGACATGGTGCCAATCCAGAAAACGAACTTCTTTGCCGGTATGCGCTCCTAAATCTTCGGTTTGCATACGAGGAAGGTGAAGGTGATTTTACGGTTGGTAATGATTTTCGCCGTATCGGTCTGTTATACCGGCCACTGGCCTTTGGGTCAAATACCGATGAGCCGACGAATATCGGCACACTCGACGCAAAATATCGGCTTACACTAGATACTTCGAACGTATCATTTTCAGAAGACGAAGCGATTATCGGTCAGACCTCTGGCGCTCGGGGTCTTCAGATCGATCTTCTGAATGACAACACGCTCCGGGTTGTTCGAGATGATGAGATTTCCAACTCAATCGACTTCGAGATCGGAGAGACAATTCGCGGGTCGAACTCCGGTGAACTGGCAACGATCACTGAAATTATTTCCCCAGAAGTTGAGCCATATTCTGGTCAGGTTTTGTTTATAAATAACCGAGAACCGATTGATCGGTCGAGCGACCAAATCGAGTCAATTACTCTGGTGATGGAGTACTAAAAGTTTCTCAAGAGGATATCAATGGTAGACTTTAACACGGCACCGTACTTTGACGACTTTGATGAGGCCAAGAAGTTCCTTCGAGTTCTTTTTCGTCCGGGGTACGCAGTTCAGACTCGTGAACTGAATCAGGCACAGGCAATTCTGCAAGACCAGATCTCCAAGCATGGACGCCATATGTTCAAGGAGGGATCGGTCGTCATTCCCGGTCGGATGGAGGCGCTTCGTCGTCGGTACATCAAGATCGATGGCGTCGAAAAGGTCGTCATTGCTGGTGGCGTAGAAACGGGGACTTCGACTGCCACGTCGGCAGAAATCGATGGGGTAATCGACAAGACTGCCGTTGGCCGTGGTGTTCAGGGTGATCCCACTGGAACTGCTGGTGTAGAGGCACTGATTCATGCTCACCAGAGTCCAGATCCTGATAACAACATCCCCGAAGGATTTATTGTCGAGTACACTTCCTCTGCCGAGAACACGACCAAGGGGTCCTTTGATGCCTCGGAACTGTGTGTCGTCACGACCGATGTTATCGATGACTCCAATTACACCGAGTATCGGTTCCGTGTCCTCCCCGCATCAGAGAACCCGACGGGTATTGGGTCGGTTGCCGAACTTCAGCGCGGTGTGTACTTTATTCGCGATCAGTTTGTTGTCGTCGACTCTGAAACCAAGATCATCGACGCATACTCGACCCAGACACCTGCATCGGTCGGCTTCCGTGTCTTTGAGGACATTGTCACGCCCGAGGAAGATCCGACACTCAACGATAATGCCAACGGGACATACAACTTTGGTGCTCCCGGTGCTCATCGGTACAAGGTCGATACCCAACTGGAGGTCAAGTACCTTGAGTTCACGACCGACCCGGATACCGGCGAGACCGTCAAGACTCCGATCCGCGATGATAACTATATCGAGGTAATGCAGTTCGAGGGTGGTGTCGAGCAGGAGCATACAGTTGTTGCGGACTACTCGGAACTCGAAAAGACACTGGCTCGTCGCACGTTCAATGAGTCGGGGAACTACTCGGTCCGCCCGTTTAAGGTCGAAGTCAAGGAGAAGCGTTCCAATAATCGGTCTGTCTGGCAGCAGGGTCGGTTTTACCTTCAGGGAGATATTGTCTCTGATAATGGTAACTACTATGTCGCCAAGACCTCTGGTACCTCGGGTCCAAATGCCCCGAGCGATGTTATCGGCACATCAGTCGAAAATCTCCCAGACGGTGGGCTTGCATCGAATGTCGTGTGGTCGTACGAGCCAAATCCCCAGTTCAATGGCGGTACGACTGCTGATCTGGACCAGACCGAACAGGAGGCCCTGACACAGGAGGGTCAACTGTCAGTTCTGGTCGAGCCGGGTAAAGGGTACATCAAGGGGTATGAGGTCGAGAAAATTTCGACCACTCCTGTCGATATCCAGAAGGCCCGAACATCCGAGACTGTCCGAAACGATTCGCTTGGCGGACCGCTTGGCAATTATGTCCGTATCCAGAATGTGAATGGTACGCCGGATATTCAGAATCTGGTAGAGGTCGAACTTGTCGATTCGATTCATAACGATGATTCACTTTCCGAGGTGATCGGGTCGGCAAGAATTCGTGGGTTCGAGCGTTTTGGTGATGAGTACCGACTGTATCTGTTCAATGTCCAGATCAATCCGGACAGTTGTTTTTCCAATTGTGTTAAACAGATCCGCAACTCGGACTTCTATGCCGATGTCGTGAATGTGACGACTGTCGATTCGCAGGGGTCTGTTTCTACCTCTGGAACTGCAACGGTCATCGGGTCTGGAACACGCTTTACTCAGGAGTTTGAACCCGGTAATTATATCGAGGTATCTGGCACCTTCCACCGGATTGCGTCTGTCGATTCGGACTCACAGATGACACTAAATGCAGCGCCTGCTGTTGACTTTGACGGTGATGCGTACCGTTTGGTAACAACACAGGTCAATTCTCCGCAGACGCAGCTTACGATCTACCCGATGTTCTATGAGGCTATTCGCACGGTCACGGGCGATGATGGCCTCCCCGAAGTCGAGTATACGGTCGTTCAGAAGTTTGAGAACGTCACCTCGACTAACGGTGTTCTTCAGGTTTCACGGACATCGGCTACCGATGCAGGTGGATCGGGTATCGGTACTCGATTCTCAACATCTGTTGAACCACAGGAAATTCATGTAACACAGCCGAACACAACCTCGCAGGACAATCCAATTATCCCTGTGGACGGTGTATCGGCTTCCCTCGGCGAGGTTACAACTGATGTAATCGAGATCAACGGACTTCCCAATGGGGCATACACGATTCTTGCCCCGGTCATCAAGGAAGATCCCCAGCGTTCTGGCCCCAAGAGCAAGAGTCTTGAGTCTGATCGGATTGACATCATCGATGCCGAGGCACTTCAGAATCGGCGTATTTCTCTTTCTCGTGCCGACGTGTTTAGGATCGTGCGTATCTCGATGGCTGCATCGGCTTCGGGTGATGAGTACGATCCCGCTGGCGAAGTCGATATTACTGACTGGTTTGAACTGGATAACGGCCAGCGAGACACGTTTTATGACCTTGGTGCCATTGTCCGTCGCCCGGAGTATGCGGCACCGACAGGGTACATTCGGATTGACTTTGAGTACTTTTCTCATGGTAATGAGGGTGATTACTTCTCGATCGATTCGTACCCTGTCCGGGAATCCGAAGTCCCAGTGTACGAAACCGAAAATGGGGTTCTCCCACTGGCAAATGTTCTTGACTTCCGCCCTGTCATCGACAACAGTGGAAGTACCTTTGTCGGTACCGGTGGTTCGGTATCACTGCCACCCAAACCGGGCGAAGAACTTACGGCAACGTACCAGTACTATAAAGGTCGATTCGACAAGATTGCTGTCGACTCGAAGGGCGATGTCCTTGACGTAAAGGGAACACCGGCAACCGAGCCAAGTATCCCGGAATCGGTCTCCGATACGATGGATATCGTCGAACTTGAAGTGCCGCCATACACCTTCTCCCCCGACGATGTTAATATCAATAAGATCGACAATCGTCGGTACACGATGCGTGATATCGGGGATCTTGAGCGTCGTATTGATCGCCTTGAATTCTACACGTCCCTGAACCTTCTTGAACAGCAGGCAGCTTCTCTTGAGATCCCTGACGAAGAAGATCCTCGGTTCAATCGGTTCAAGAATGGATTTGTTGTCGACAACTTTGCCGGTCACTCAACTGGCGACACGACGGCCAATGATTACCGCGCAGCAATCGACATGGAGAATCAGGAACTCCGTCCGACTGTCTACTCGGAAAACGTCAATCTGATCGAGGCATCGTCGTCTCAGTCCGATCGGCTTTCTTCTGGGTACCAGATCACGGGCGATATGCTGACTCTCCCGTACGAAAACCGTACGTTTATCGAACAGCCGTTTGCCACGACAGTCGAAAATGTGAACCCGTACGCCGTGTTTACATTCATCGGATCTGCATCACTCAACCCCTTCTCAGATCAGTGGTTTGATACCGAGGAAGTTCCGCCGATCATCAATGATGTCGAGGGCAACTTTAATGCCGTTCGGGACAATGCAGCAAGTGCAGGTATCCTTGGCACTGTATGGAATGGGTGGCAGACCCAGTGGACCGGTGTTCGGACAGAGAGAAGAGGCCGTCGGCGTAGTACTATTCGCACGACTCGGGAGCGTCGGACAGGTGTTCGCACCAGTGTGAGGGCCACGTTCTCAAGAGAGGTGGTAGAGGAAGATCGGGTTATCTCGACTTCTGCAATACCGTTTATCCGGTCACGAAAGGTTGCATTTCTGGCCCGTGGCCTCAAGCTTGGTACGCGGATATACCCGTACTTTGACGGGGTTGATGTCTCCCAGTACGTGACACCGGGCGCAAGACTTGAGTATGGTCCCGCCGTCGAGGGTCAGGATTCTGAGATCTTTGACTTTGAGACCAATGCCGGTGCCAGTGCCGATGAGATTGCCCGCCAGATCGGTGGAGATACCGAGGAGCATCTCAACAAGGGTGATGTCGTGTATGTGTCGAAGCGAAACGGTCGGGCATTCTCGACGCCAGAGGCATCGCCCTGCACGGCAGTGGTTCTCCTTCAGGAAGTGCAGCCGGGTGGTGTTCAGCGTTCGGTCCTTGTGGCCAATCCCCGTGGTAACTTTGAGCCGGGTGATGAGATCACAGGTACGATCTCTGGTTCCAAGGGGACAGTCAATAACTGGAACCCGAGTAGTTCAGGCGACCCCCTGATCACTAACTTTGGTGGCGATGCTGCCGGTGTGTTTGAGATCCCGAACAACGATCAGGTTCGGTTCCGTACAGGTGAGCGCGAATTCAAATTGCTCGACAACTCGGACAACGATGAGTTTAACGCAACCACCCGTGCTCGCGAGCCGTATGAGGCCGAGGGGACACTCCGGCGCGTTCAGGATACGATCAACTCTATCCGAAATGGCCGTATTGTTCAGACTCGGGTCGATGATACGCGCACGCGCTCGCGCACGACCCGCGTGACATGGTTTGACCCTGTTGCCCAGACATTCTATGTCGAAGAGCCGACGGGCGTGTTTATCACTTCGATTGATATGTTCTTTGCGGCGGCAGATCCGGAAGTGCCAATCACCCTTCAGGTTCGTGATGTGGTGAACGGGTATCCGGGTCAGAACGTCCTCCCATTTGGCGAGGTAACACTTACGCCATACCAGCTTAGGGATCAGCAGCGCGAGGTATTTGGCCAGAACTACGGGTTGTCAGACCGGACAGTCGATCTGTCCGACAACGAAAGTTCTGAAGTTGATGTCGGCCTTGCTCCGGATCGTCCTGTCAGATTCCAGTTCGAGTCCCCGATCTTCCTTCAGGAGGGCTTTGAGTACTGCTTTGTCCTGAACACCGACTCGAACAACTATTACATGTGGGTGTCGGATCTTGGTGCTGTCGACTCTTACTCCGAGGAAGGTGTCCAGACCCGTGTGTTTGAGCAGCCGTATCTGGGTTCGTTCTTCAAGTCACAGAACTCATCTACATGGACGGCAGATCAGAACCGGGATATCAAGTTCCGAATCAACCGGGCATCTTTCCAGAACGTAGTAAGCACGGACTCTGGTGTTTCGATTAACGACGAATCCATTGCCCCGAGTGGTACGGCCACTTTTCATAACCAGAGGCTCTCGAAGGTCGAGCTTTCAAGAGATCCGCTGTTTACTCGAAGTGGTTCTCGGTATGTTCGTATTCTTCACCAAAACCATGGCTTTACACAGGAAGGATCGACCGTCACCCTTGAAGGATTTGATCCGGGGACATACGGTGGCATTGATGCCGACTACCTGAATGGAGCGCATGATATTGTTCATGTGACCCATGATTCATATGTCTTTAAGGTCGACGTTGCTGCAACCGAATCGACCCGTGCAGGTGGCCGGGGAATTCATGCAACTCGAAATGTTCAGTACGATGGTGTTCAGCCAATCGTCCCTGTTCAGAACTTCCCCCAGACCCGAACAGATTTTGTCATGAAGACTGTTTCGGGGCAGACTGTCTTTGGCGGCGAGTCACCATATGTCAAGGACCTGACGGGTGTCGAGGTTGTTGAAAATGATAACAACCTGTTTAATTCACCTCGACTGATTGCATCGGACCAGAATGAGGTCGTGATATCAGGGGCACAGGTCAAGTCTGCCGAGTTGGATGTCGATCTTTACACTTCGAGGGAAAACCTGTCCCCGGCACTCGATACGTCAAGGCTCTCTCTTACGACGTTCCATAACCGGGTGTCGAATCCGACTCTCTTTAGTTCGACATACCGTCCAACCGAGAGTGAAGAGCAGCAGGTCGATGGCACGGTGTTTGATCGAGTTGGGATACTGTATGACGACACTGTCAACATTATCCTTGATGGTACCGAGATCCGGACTACCAACACGTCGATCCAGTCGTCGTTCAGGGATCTTCAGATCGGTCAGATCATCGAAGTGTCTAATGCCGATAACAATTCCAACGACGGCCAGTACACGATCGTTCGGATCGCCGAAGATGGATCGGTCGTTACACTTGATCGAGAGTTTAGTGTGACCGAGAATCCGGCGGGGGCGTCGAGTGGTGGCGTGGCTATTGCATACTACAATAACTATATCGCCGAGATATCTCCTGATGCGGGTACCACGGCAGCAAAATACATGACCCAGCGGGTTGATCTGTCGGAGGCTGCATCCAATTCAACGGCCCTGAACATCCGGTTTGCGGCATTTATCCCAAGTGGGGCGGCAATTGATGTGTACTACAAGACCAAGCTGTCTGCCGACGATACTACATACTCTAATATCCCATGGGTTTCTGCCGGTACTGTCGGACCAAATGCCTCTGAAGGGTTTACGGACCGGGAGATCCGGGTAAACGGTATCCCGACCTTTGATATCGCATCGGTAAAACTTGTCATGCGGTCGGATAGTTCGTCGAACGTACCGCTTGCAAAAGATCTGGTTATCGTGGCGAATGCGTAGTAGTAGTAACATACACAAGAAGAGTGCAGAGCAATGAGTGCAGTAGGCAACTTTCATCGGGTCAAAGACCAGCCGAATCTGAGAAAAAACCCCGACACCGGTGTTGTCGTGAATGTCTCTGACGACGATTACCATAAATACATAATGAAGCGGGAGCAGGTTCGGAAGAACAACGCTCGGCTTGACCGGGTGGAATCTGAACTCTCGGAGGTAAAGGGGATGCTTCGTTCAATTATCGATAAACTGGATACATAATGACCGATACTGTTGTTGAAAATTTGAAGCTTCGGGGTTATCCGGAAGTCAAGTTGTACAATCAGGACGGTGAACTGATTCACTACGAAGAGGTTCCGAACCTTATTACGACGGCTGGTAAAGAAGTCTTTGCCGGGAATCTGTTGGCCGACAGGGGTGACCGTGAAACCGTTGCATCAATTGCAATTGGTACAGGTCTTACTCAGGCGAGTCTTGATGACCTGTTGATGGAAGACGAATCTGCCGATGAGCCGGTTCGATTTGAAATGACGGAACTCAACTTTGCTTCGTATATCGCCACATTTGAAGAAAATGTGGCATCAGATCAGCAGATATCTGAAATCGGCCTGTACGGGTCAAAACGAACCTTGATCTGTCGAACAATCCTGATCAATCCTTTTTACAAGGCACCGACGGATTATCTGGTAATTAACTGGAAAATACAAATCGGATAACCAATGAGTAGTATCAAGTACAGACAAATACAGTTCGATTTCGAGAGTAATGTTCGGCAGGACAAGCTGACTGGCGAGACATTCAAGGGCCTTCCGCTCACGAATATCGAAATCGATACCAATATCGCGAACCTGAACAAGGACAAGATGGAGCGAGATGGCTCGCTCGAAATGACCGGGCCACTTCAGGTTCCGGGCATATACCCCACTTCGGCTGACGATGGGGTTCGTCTGTACAACCAGAATGGCGATCTGGTTCTCACTGCCGGAAAGAATAATACCAACGATGTTATCCTTGAGGGGAACATCAATGTAGGGGATCAGGGATCACTGGACATGAATCTCGGTGGTGGCAACATCACGACCGAGAACATTTTCCTAAACGGTCGTGTTGTCGACCAGTCTCTCCAAGAGCGGTACGGTGTATCGAACATCGGTGACGTTCTGGAGGCAGTGTCTACCGATTCACCGACCCCGACACTGAACGACACTGTTCTTGCCGGATCAACCGAAATCATTGTTGATTCGGTGTTTGACATCTATGTGGGTGACGAGATTTCTGGGACAGGTGGCCAGATTCCAGCCGGTACAACCATTACCGCCATTGATGGCCTGACCCTCACACTGTCAAATCCCTTGGATCAGGATATCGCGAATGGCGATACAGTCATTATCAACTCAGGCAAAACAATTCTCAAGTTCACTACGATCCTTCGACTGATCAATGTGTTCGGTGAATTTGGCGTCGGCGAAGTTATCGAGGGTGTTGATACCGAGTTCCGTGGCACGATCCATAAGATCGACGGCCAGAACATGTATGTTACGATGAACGATAACGACGCCGAGTTCTCTGGATCAGAGGAAATCCGTCAGATTGTTAATGGTGAACCGTCAGAGTCAATCCGGGGTACGGTTACCGAGGTCATCAATACCGATACAATGCGGGTGGGACAGAACCTCAAGGTCTTTGGGATGCAGGCGACAAACCCATCCGACAATATCGATGAGCCGTCTCCGACACCCTCGCTCACATCCACTCAGAACGGTGTTATCGACACTTCTCCTACGGCAACGACAAACGATTACTACTACTGGGCAGCACAGTTTCGATTTGATAACGGAAAGATTGCCCCGGCATCTGGGCCGACAACCAAGATCACAAACAATTCGCCGGATCAGTTTGATGCCGACCGGTTCAACTCCTTATCGCTTGCCCGGTCCTCTACCGAGTATGGTATTTTGGTGTACCGGCAGGTTGCCCCTGTCGGCGAATCACCTGATCCATCACAGGCTCAGTTGATTGGTGTCCTTGGTCCGAACGAACTTGGTGTGATTAACTCGGGTATCCTGTATGCCGATCAGGGCACATATCTGGCGACCGAGTGGTCAGGAAAGAGTGCGACCAGTGGGGCATACACTTCGGATATGGGAGTGGTGTACTTCCCCCTTAATCCGCCGACCAACTCTCAGATTGACTCTGGTGAAGTAAATGCCAAGGGATGGGTAACTGTCCAGATTGATCGAGTGTACGACAAGCGTGTTGTCCGGTTGAACTCACAGAACTGGCATGACGATGACTTTGTCGAAATTGTCCATGATAACACCGAAGGGCTTCAGCAGGCAATTAACGATAACCGAGATCTTGCTCTCCGAAATATCGTACTGCCAAATGGAGTGTACTATACGTCGCGCCTCGAAATCCCCTCTGACTTTGCTGTTTTTGGTAACTCGAAGCGAGCAGTTATCAAACAGATCCCATGGAACTTTGAGTACTTTGGCGATGCCATTAACCCGAACCTACGGGGCGTAGTTATTGGGCCACAGGAATCAAATCCCTCGCGTATCACCTTCGAGGATCTGACTGTCGATGGTAACATGACCAATCAGGTTTTCTGGTCAGAAGAGGAATCCAACTTTGCCGTGTCGATGGCGAACGGCACAGATATCACATACCAGAACATCGAGGTAGTGGATACGGTCGGTTCGGGAATCTATGCAATCAATTCAGATCGGCTAAGGGTCTTTTCCTGTCAGATCCGAGACGGTGGTCTTCAGTATGCCGAAGACCCGACACTCTCTCCGCTGTACGCACCGTCATCACGATTTACGACCGTATCGGATACCACATTTGAAAACTGGTCGTCCCCAATCGATGTGTCGGTTACTCGAATCGGTACAGTGGTCTCGAATACGATTCGCAACTGTGGGTCAGGTCTCCTGATCTATGGGTCGGGCAATCTCCTTTCATCGCCAAACCTGATCATGGGTCCGGATGATGAGTTTATTCCATCGGTCGATAAACTTGACTCGGATTATGACTCTGTGAATATCGACCTTGATCCGGGTATTGACTATATCTCTCCTTCGGTACTGTACATGCGAGGAGATGAACCGGCGTATCTCGGATCAACTGATCTGGCGGGTCAGCCCGGTACGTCGATCGAATTGTCAAATGATATCCTCATGCTCACGAAGTTGGACAACGTCGAGACTCTGTCACAGGGAGGGTCGGATTTTGACTTTACTGACAATGACGCAGGTGACCCGATCATCGAAGTCGGGGTGAATGGAGACACGGGCGCAGACGGGCGCGAGAACGGGTATGTCCAGTGGCGGATTATTTCAAGGAACGCCGATGCCCTCCCGTCATACTCGAACCTCAAATCCCAGTGGCTTGCGACCAATCCTGTCGAAGGAGAGGAGATGATCGGTCTGGTGTACCGGATCAAGGGCACCGAGTACGCATATACAGGGGAAACCGATCCTCGCCTGTATGTCGATCAGATCGAATTCACTGAAGATGGAACCGATCAGTATGCCGAGTTTCAGCTTGGGGATACTGATGACCTAAATATATTTGCGATCGGTGACTCAATCAAAGCATTTAATATCGTTGGTGTATCGCCTGATATTAACACGGTCGAACTTGAGGTCACTGAAAAGAACGAAACCGGGACCACGGCCTTTTTGAAGGCCAAGATCCTTTCATCGGTCACCCTGTCAGGCACCACGGTGTTTGACACTTCAGGACAGGTCGGTGAAAAACCGTATATCGGAATCCGTAACACATTTGTTATAGCCAAGGGAAGAATCACGTAATGTCGAGTCTCACAAATGTAAACAACAACTCGTCAGTTGTCGTTGTCGGGCGTACAGCACCGGTTCCTCCGGGGCAACAGACGGCAGATAAATCGCTCCCCGTCGTCGTTGCGTCTGACCAGCCAGCCATTCCAGTCGAGGAGCAGAACAAAATCGCATCGGAGGTGGCACTGTCGCTTCTCGGTGTTCCTCGCTCGGAGGTTGCACTTGGCATCTTTGCCGACGTAAACACATATGACGTGAACCCTACTGAGTGGTCGGCAACCCCAGAACAAAAAGAAGGGTTTGCCCCACAGGACTCTCCGGCATACACGGGATTTAACGGACAGCAGGACCATGGACTTACTCATGTGCCTGAAGAGTCGGGTGCCCTGATCGAGGCTCCAGCCGACAAGACTGCGGTTCTTACCTCAAAGAGGTTTTTTCGGTATCAGCCGGGGCGAGTGTCTTCTGCGACATTTGGTGTCAAGTCTTCCCTGACGCCTGATTCGGCTACCGTTCAGTATGTGCGGAATCCGGCTATCCGAAAGTACGGAATCTACGACAACTTTGATGGGTACTACTGGGAGACACGTGGTAACGGTGAGGGCGACCAGTTTTGTGTTGTTCGCCGTACCCAGTCTTTGGTTCGAGAGAATCCGATCGAGTTTTCGACATCGGGTCAGCAGGATGATTATGGACTGACTGGCGACCCGTCAAGTGAGACGCCGGGAGATCTGGTTATTCTTCGGGACGGCCTGATCATGTCCCATGCAGCAATGTATGATCCGACGATGCTCAAGGAGGAAACGTACTATACGTTCCAGTCGGTTGATACAACAGGTAATACAATTACGCTTGACTCGGTGGCAGATCTTAATGTCGGGCAGCATGTCATCTATGAGGCCGATGGTACTGCCGACTCGATCGGACTGACGAACACAAGAATCTATAAGATACTATCGATTTCGGGCACTGATGTGACGCTTTCGGAGATCGATGACGATGCTGTTATCTCGATTGCATCGACAATCACTTCCGGTGACAATCACTATATCAAGACGCCGGTTCCGTTTGTTTTCCCGGACACTGCAAATACGACAGGTGCCGAAGATGTTATGTTCCCGCTGTCGAGGACATTCCTCCAGCAGCGCGACCCCTCGACCGGCGAGTTGTCTTTTACTGACCTGACCATTCCGATCGGTGCAATCTCGACCCAGCAGCCATCTTTCTATCCGAGTGATATCAAGGATGACATTGATGCCGTCAATTCTGGTGTCCGGGCTGCAGATCTGGGTGGTGCAACTCACGATGTTTCGGGGTGGGCCAACTGGATCGAATGGAATGTCGATCCCGAGTACTACAAGGTGTATGAGTTCCGTGTCCCCCGCTCACGTTTCTCGGGCGACTTTATCGACGGTTCGACCAGTCGAGAAGTCCTGTACTCGGATGTCGTCCGCACATCGGCAGGTCAAAACACGGTCAAGTATCCGGGGCAGAATGTCAAATCAGAGGCTGATCCGAATGCCAACTTGATTCGCGACTCGATCTGGAACATCGACTTCACCAAGGTCATGATGAAAAAGATCGAGTTCTCATGGTACGGTGCCGTGGGTGCTCTGTTCCTTGCGTATGTTCCGGTGTCAAATGGTGAGGCCCGATGGGTTCGTATCCATCATCTCAGGGCATCAAACCAGTTGAAGGTCGCGTCACTTGGTAATGCGACTCTACCGATCACATACACCGTGTATGGTGGTGGGTCAGAACAGAAATACGGGTACCTTAACTCCGAGCGCACACCAAACAGTGTGCCGGGGTCTGGTTCGTTCTCTGAGTATATCTCCAAGTACGGTGCATCATACTATATCGATGGTGGTGACCGTGGTACCGTGCGTCTTCACTCACACTCGACCGATACAGCTACTGACGTGTACGGTTCCAAGTACCGTCTACTGGTTAATGCGTCGAATTCACAGGCACAAGATCCGTACCTGATCGTCGATTCTACTGGCGTATACGCGAATAACCCGGATGTTTCGGACTTCTATATCCAAGGGACAGTCATTACAGGCGATCCTGTTGACTCGGGTGTTCGGGTTGCATGGGTGGACGCTGAAAATAACCGCATCTACCTGAACAAGCCGCTGTCGTCTATCACCGGTACGGCAGAACAGATCGACGTGATTGTTGATCGCCCGACCATCAATTTTGGTGTCCAGACCAAAACCGAAATCACTAGCTCACAAGGCTTCGATGTTCGGAATCGGGTGCAGGTGTATCCAACACGTCTTTCGACTGGCGTTACCGGTCAGGGCACATCATCACTCCAGTTGCTCAAGAACCCGACTTTCCAGTCGTATGCTATTGATAACTGGTCCAAGGATACAAGTGGATACTTTGATCCTCTTACCCTGTCGAGTGACACGTCCCTGAATGACGCAGGTACTCCGACGCCACTGTCTGTGACGACCGAGCCGACAGGTCTGAGTTCTGGGGATCGGATCTACGGATGGTTCCGTGGGTACTTTACCGAAGACCCGGCAACGACACTGTTCCCTGTATTCGGATTCTTGACATACACTGACAGTGGTATTTACACGTTTACATCACAGGATCCATTTAATGGGGCAGTGACACTGGAGGCAGACTTTTCTTTCCTCCCGGCACAGAACTTTACCTCGGATGGGACGGTTATCGACTCCAGTTCGGCCACTTCGACGTTTGAGATCGAGAGGCTTTCTTCGATACTTATCCGCCCCGAACTTCGTACACCAATTCCGGGTACGGGGACGCAGATCACGACTTTTTTTGTCGGATCGGGTGGTCAACAGTTTGATCTACTCCCGTACTTTGACTATAACAAGGATTATTTGTCGTACCCCCTGACCAATCGGGCCGATACGCTGTTTGTTACGTCTTCTTCGGTTGATAGATACTATGGTCTGGACTCGGTAGGCGATCCTGACGGCATTGAAGTTCTTCAGTCGTCTATCCTGTCGAGTCTGACATGGGAAGAGCAGTAATAACAATAGCAGGCTAGTATGGCGTACATCAATACCCTGAATTATGTCGAAGCGGAGGCAGGGGCTACCGAGATTTACATTCCTCGGTACACGCCCCTCAACCCGCTTGAGGCCGTTTATGAAAACGATGCCTCGACATCTGATATTACCGGGCTGTCGCTTCCCCTGACTCAGGAAGTGTCGGCCATGATCGTCGACATCAATAACATGTTCCTTGACTCTGATGGGAACAGTAAGGTACAGACCTCTGGTGATCCGGTTGGCCTTGTCCAGACAGATACATCTAAGGTAGCAGACTTTGCATCGGGTGTTGTTGATACGTCACATGCCATCAAGGCCGGGCAGAAAGTATTTTCTGCGTCGAATGGTGGTATTGAAGATTCTACCAAGGTGCTTGGCACCGAGATTGATGGTCGATACACGATCGTCAAACTCTCGAAACCCCTTGCATCTCCCCTTGGGTATCTTGAGTGGCTCACCTTTGATAAGTTTCAGAATGCAGTCAATGGCAAGAAGTTTTCATTCTCCAAGCATCCTGTCCCGACGATAACCGACGAACTCCCTTTGTTTGACATCGTGTCGGGACAGCAGCTTGTCGACGATGTTGGGTTTGAACTTATTACCGACACCGAGGTTGCCGTCTCTGAGGTAGCCAACAAGGCAAATGCCACATCCGTTGCCCTTCCGTCGGTAACCACTCCGGGTGCGCCATCAGTTCGTATCTCTGAGCGATTTCCATCGACAACCGAGACATCGACTTCACTTCTCGGGGTGCCAAGGGCCGAACAGCAACTCTCTCTGTTTGCCGATGTCTCGACCCTTGGGCTTGATGAAGACAACTGGGAAGTATTCAGTGAGGGAGGTGGGGCAAGCTTTGGCCTATGGGATTCTCGGGAATCAGAACTCTATGGCCCTCATTTTGGTGCTAGGTTCCGCGAGCAGATCGATCAGCAGGCACTCGAACTGGGTGCGTTTCCTGTCCCGTACTCGTACCCCTTTGGGCCACGATATGCAAATCAGGGTCTTTATAATGAGGATCTGTACAATGAGTACAGTAACTTTATTCGCCTTGGGAATATCCTGTACGATTACTTTGGTTCGTCGGAAAATGTCACGAAGTATGGTCCCGACTTCAAGGATCGGTTTCTTGATCCAGAGAAGGTGACCCTCGATAGTAATAATGACACTACATTCCTTGGTGGGATCAGTGAGTCTGAGGGGTTTGGGTTAATTGACAGGTGGACTCGTACATGGGTCGACATCAATGATGGTATCCTTTCCGATCCTTCATCGGTGTTCAACCAGATCGACCCTGCCGAGATCAATGAAATCACTGGATCAACACCTCTCTTTTCGTCGACCCGTCCGGGTTACTCGGCCAGTCAGTCTGAGTTTGCGTACCTTCAGTCCAAGGAAACATACCGGTATCAGCCGGGACGAATTTCGGGTTTTACCTTTGGCGTCAAGGCATCCTCTGATTCGGGGTCAAACGCCAATATCATCGAGTGGGGTATTACCAACCCGACTGATCAGTATGTGTTTCAGCTTCGTGGTTCGACCGTATCGATTGTTCGACGCTCGACGATCCCCCTTGAAACACAGGTGCTCGAAGATCAGGGTCTCGATCCTACCTTTGGGCAGGAACTCAAACCGTCTGGGGACCCGTATGATACCGACCCCGACACCGGCGAGGCCCATGAGTACTATACCATCGAGATCAGTCGAGACAACTGGAATATTGATCCACTCAATGGTAACGGTCCGTCCGGGTATCTTCTTGTCCCTGATGAAGTGACGATGTACAAGATCGAGTTCTCATGGTACGGTGCCATTGGTGCGAAGTTTTATGTGTATGTCCCGGTCAAGAATGGTGAGGCTCGGTGGGTTCATGTCCACACCTTGGTCATCGAGAATAAACTGGGTCAGCCATGCCTCGAAGATCCAAACTTCAGATTCCGGTATGCCCTGAGTATCAATGACACTTCGCGGATTCGGTCACCACAGTTTGTGTACAAGTACGGTGCATCCTGCTATATCGATGGTGGTGATGAAGGCACCCTGACACCGAATTCGTATCTCTCGGATATTCGTTCGATCAGTTCTGGGTCACTCACATCCCTGATGGGCGTGTACCCCAAGAGCGATATCATCAATCAGAGTGGGTACTCGAAACCCAACAAGAAAACAATTCTCCCAAGGACCGTGAACGTCACTTCGTCCGAAGCAGCACAGGTTCGCGTTGGCAAATGCCGAGCATGTCCGGGGTTTGGCCACAACTACAATCTGGGCCTCAAATCATCTGAATCTGGACGGCTTGCCAATTTCCGTTTCCTTGACGATACACTTTCGTCGATCGAGATCAATCCGAATATCACGAACCCGACTGATCCACAGAATGAGTTGTTCCAGCTACAGGACAACGACTCCAAGATCATCGTCGATGGCATATACTCCACGTATCTGGAAGTTGATGAAGACAGTGCCATTACATCTGGCGAAACGATCATCGGGTACAGGAACGCCAACCTCAAGCGTATTGTTCAGCGCGGGTATACCAAGGATACTATCACCTCAACTTCGATTGACACGAATCCATCATCGGGGTTTGACTCGGGTGGCATCGTGGTTCTGGGAGATGGGTCACTGAGGAATCTGTTTGATTATGTGGCCGATACCGGTGGGGGTGCGTATCCTGATCAGATGAGAATTTCTCGGTTCTCTGACGCGATTGCCGGTTCGGTTAGACCACTGTACGGATCACAGATCGATATCCAGTTTCTGAACCCCCAACCACGAGACGATGCGGCATTTGCCGAGTTTATGGTTGGTGTTACGGACAAGAGGCCGTTTGATGATAACGGTGTCTTGAGATTTGAGTTCCCCGGCGGCGAGACGCGGGAAGATATCACAGAGGACGATGCACTGTTTGGTGAGTACACCCAGTCAACTACGTCACGTGACCGTCTGGGGCGCGATACCGGGGAGACTAATTATTCTGGGAATTCGATTTTTGAAATTGACGATCGAATCCCACGGCCACCGACCGAAGACTCTACCGACAAGACAGGTGATTGCTCTGTCGCACGGGTGTTTGTTCAGGAGCCGCTTGTCCGCCGGGGTACTTTCCGGGACGTGAATCCCGAGACTGGTCAGGTCGACGGATTCGTTTATCTGGAGCTTGATCCGGGGACGTTCTTCCCACAAGGAAGCATACAGGGCGGTGAAATTGGGATCGATGGAGTGGGTACTGGAGTCACTCTTACGTCTGAAGAGACTCGGTACGAAACCGAACCGGGTACCGAGGCAGGGTATGCAAGTATCTCAGGGTTCCCAGCCGGTTATTCGGCAGGAGATTCCGAGGACATCGAATTTACTCCGATCCGTTTTACGGCTCGGGGTGTTGATGTGACGAAGGTGTTCCAGTTTAACCCATACCCCCTGTATGCCTTTGTCAAGATGCGGGATAACTCGGCGATCAACTCAATTTCCCTGAAAGAACAGATCGGCGACACATCTACAACGCTCACACCAAGCTGGGTTACGTCGGGTGGCATGAGTACCGATACGTCGGGTGGTCGGGCAGTTCCGGATCTGGCACCGACCAGTTTTGTCGGTAAAAATCAGTTAGACGCCGCACAGATCGATACTCAGTGTGCCCAGAGACTTCGGCCACTCCAATTCAAGGACTCTTTCTATGTCGGGAAGAGTGAAACTATTTCGTTTGATCTGACTGGCGTGTATAACTTTGACCGCGAGGCTATTATCCCGGATCTCCTAAATACAGAGGCCACGTTCTTTGTCGCCGAGCCAATCGATGCAGCGAGCGGCGAAGTTCAGATTACCCTGAATACAGTGGAGCAGTAATGGCTTTTGAGGTACCGGTATTTTATGGTCTGAGAGTAGACTCAAATCTCTCGGACGTGATTGATCAGACACAGGCGCTTTTGAATATCAACCTGAATCCACAGGATCTTGATATCATACGTGGGTCTGCGTCGGTTGACGGGGCAACCCGCTTTGACTTGCAGGCCATCTCACGTCTTCAGGGCAATATCTACGAGACGATCGATCGACTCAGGGCCGATACCTCACAGTACGATGGACTTCTTGAAGAATCACCGGGTACAGACATTACTCTTCGGGGAAACCTGAATGTGAATGGTGGAGTTGGTGGATCGGCTATCCGGTACCGTGATGTCAACGAAACAAATGATGGGATTGATATCCTCGATATTTCCACCTCACGGATATCGTCATGGTCGACGGTCACCAATCCACCTGCCGATACCGATCCTATTTTCTATGGTGCCGAGGTCAAGGTGATCTCGGGTGGCAAGCTAGTGGTCGACAATCTGCGGTTTGGTGTGCGGGCCGAAGAACGTCTGTTTGACTCAGAGATCCCGACCCACAAGATCAAAGTTACCCTTGATGGGGAAGAGTATGAGATGCTCGCCATGAAGGGTATCCCACTCCGATTTCGTGGGTATTTTCGCCGGTTTGACGGGCAGATTCAGTTCACGAATATCAATGGCCTCCGCTCATCATGGCGAGTTGTTAATATCAACGATCCAATCGATGTCCAGTCCTTTGAGAATATCGGCCAGTTGACTTCCGCAGAGTTGAACTATCGATCAGTGAATGCGGCTGAACGGGATATCGAGATTTATTACCCACCCGATAACCTGACTGTCCTGTCTCTCCCCAACGTGACAATGGAAGATCTTCCATCGACAACACTACCGTCACTGAACGTCTTGGATATCCGGTTCAATGACTTCAAGGAGATGCCAGATATCTCGACGTTTGCCCCAACGCTCAACCAGTTGGACATATCAAGAAATCCTCTGTACCTATCTGGTGACGAAGGGCTTCGCAAGTTCAGTAGTGCGGTGGCATCACGGATTCCGTCGACGGTGTCTCAGTTGGCGATGCATGGTACGTTCTTTGGGTCAATTGAAAGTGAGATGAATTCGTCTGGGTTTACATCGGTTATCGAAGAAAGGCTCCCGAACCTGACGGTACTTAACCTGTCCCGTTCAGGGGGCGCGTACTTTGGACCCGATAATAATGATCCAGACGGGTATCTTCCGACGGTACCAGACACGTGTCAGGAGTATCTGGTCGAGGGCAATGATTTTCGCTCGATTCCCCCGAATGGTGTCCTCCAGTTGCCAAACCTGATCAGGTTTGACGTATCTGGAAACGGTGGCCTTTCGGACCCGGACTTCGAGACCATCGGACTCGCGTCCGATACAATCCAGACGGTTGATATATCGAACACAAATCTCAGGCTCCCGAACCTGCAAAACAAAACTGAGTTGTCGTCCCTGTCACTAACAGACACGGCATCGGCATCGTTCTATACGAATGATACACAGGAAGGGACATACAAGCTGCTCGGGTGCCCGTCACTTTCGTCACTCAATATCTCTGGATCGGGTGTTTCGGGGTTTATCCCCAAGTTCAAGGGAAATAGTGGTCTTCGATCCTTTTCGGCAACCCCGGCTTCAGGACTTACGGGTGGTCGACCACCGAATGGTGAGCATGGATACCCCAATGGGGATGAGTTTGTCCTGTTTCGAGATACATTTAATGACTGTCGGAGTACCTTGACATCGTTCTCGGTGCGGAGTGACAACCTGTTGAGCGAGAAGGGGTTTGAAGATGGCACGTTCCGAAACATGTCATCGCTTCGCACCCTGTACTGGGAATCGGGTGGCCGAACTGGTGGAGATGACCCGACAATCACGCTTCCAGATATGTCGAGTTGCCCGTCGCTTCGTGAGTTTTCACTCCCGAACAACAACTTCTCGGGGCCAGTACCCCAGTTTACGACCAACGATCAGATCAGTTCGATCGACCTGTCGGGGAATCGTCTGTCTGGTGGTGTCCCTGAATACTCGAACCGTCTGAATCTTCGGCTCATCAACCTGAGCAACAATGAACTGAGTAATTTTGTTGGGTTCAATTCACTCCCTGCGCTTCAGTACCTGTATCTTCAGAACAACTCGCAGTTATCCGGATCTATCCCGAACCTGACTGATTCGTCTTCGTCTCTGCGGAGAGTTTATCTGTACAACTGTTCGTTCAACGGGTATACGGTCGGATCTTTTGTCGGACTCACGAGTATCCAGCGGATTGATATTGCGAACAATGACCTGACAGAGACGGACCTGAACTCTATTATCACTGACCTGCACACCCTGTACGAGCGTACGCGGATAACGCGTGTGTACGTGAACCTGCGCGGGCAGAGTGGCGCACCAAACTACAACCCACGGTCGACACTCGACGGTGGTAACAATATCGAGAATACGATCCGCACATACATCGAAAATCTTCGATCGGGTGGATGGTCTATCATAGGTGTGGACGGATAAACAAGTATGGCATACCGAGGTCTTGAACGCGCAACCAATTTGGCCGAACCTCTTCAGGATAACCAGTCCCTTATCAATCTCGCGGGTCCGGGGATCGATGAAGATATATCTCTGTTTGTCAACAATCTTGAGAACACATCGGCCCTGACATTTGATCCCTCTGGTGAAGGGGGTGGGATTATTGATTCGTCGGGTGGTGCGTCAGACAGGCGATTCCTGTTCCCTCGGACAGTCCCATTTACCTTTACGAACGGTGACCGCGTGAACATCGAGGTCGTGAATCCAAACACGTCTGAGGTCGTGGCCCGAAATGTAGACGGAACTCCTGAGTTTGTCGAGTATATCGTCGTGGACTTTGAGTTTGGACTTGGTGAGTTTGAATCACAGAGAGCGTTTGGACTGGCAACCGACGTGGGTGTAAATCCCCTCGACTTGTCGGGCATCGATTCGATGATCGTTCGGTTTATCCGGGACGATTCGGTGAGTCAGACAAATCTCCTGAACATTGCAACACCTGAGATCAATAACTCGCCCGATAATCTTGGCGTTGCTACTTTAGGTGGAAGGAATTTCTTTTCGTACGGTGTGTCAGGGGATTTTAACTCTGAACTTCTGAGGATCGAAGAGAACATATCACAGGCCAATTTCAAACGCCGTCGCAAGTATTCAGTGTCTCGGTCAATTTCGACAGACGACAATATCCGGTTGCGCGGTGCTCTCCGAATTGGTGACCCGGCAAATGCCCTGACCTCGGACAATGATCTAGACAACCCGACTGTCCCCGGCATCTTTATCACCGATCCATTTTCTCCCCTTGATTCTATTCAGAAGGCTCGGGCATTCTCGACCCTTGGCAATCCGTGGGAAGAGGTGTCGAGTACATCGTCGCTTGAGACCCCGTCGTCACAGGTCAATATCGGGGACCTTCGGTTCGAGGGGTCCTTGGAGGTAGACGGTCTGGGTGTATCAGATTATGCGAGCATCAGTGGCACTGACTTTACCCACAAGATCCCCGTGACCGTCGACGGTGTTGTATACTTTGTTCTCCTTACTGACTCTTGACGGTCAGGATCTTGAACTCATTTCCATCAATGTCCTTGATCGGAATTTGGTAGTCCGAGACTTCTGAGCCAGTTGCCCCAGATACGTCTGCCGAGTTCCCCAAGTATAGGTTCCCAAACCGGAGTTCTCCGTTCGTTGATCCGACAACCATGTTTGGGTACGTTGATGTCGTCCGAAGCCCTTCTTCGGTAGCAATAAACGGAGGTGAGGTGTCGCGGGGCCTGAAGCACACACCCTTGTCTTCGTCGACCGACGAAAAAGCAAGAGTCTGTTCGGCAGGTATCTCCTGATTGATGGGGTTCGACAACTCGATTTCCGTGTCGGTTTTTGACACGATGGTAGTCGAGTCGGGAATTCGGTCCCCATAGTACACATAGTCGCCAACCGAGATTACTCCACTTCCCCCCATAAATGTTCTTGCTGCCGTGGTATCAACCTGAAGGGTTGACGCACCTGCCGATGCAAAGGCAGTAGTCTCGGCAGCAACGGCATCAGAGCAGAATGTATCGAGTGACCGATCCTCCAAGCTACTGGAGTAATAGACCAGAAAAAAGTCTTGGGGTGATGACGGGATATCAGAGTCAAGGTTTTTTGACAGGGTGATCCAAAAGAAATTACTCGGGTCGGTCTGGGAGTCCGAGATATCAGTGATTCTTGCCCATGCGCCGGATGTACTGGTTGCTCCGGGCGCAACAACGATATCACCGACACTAAACTGATCAGAGAGTGTCTTATCTACCCCAAGGATCTTATCGGGGTATGTTGTCGTATCACTGCTTACTCCACCCACATACCCCTTGAGTCCCTGATGATCAGCAAAATAGAATGTCTGGGGGCTTGACCCAGAGTTGATCGGCTGGTTCAGTGATACGGCCTGATTCTGAATCACATCACTGACGATCGTACCCCGATCGACATTATCGCCAAGGAGAAGATTCCCGACCGTAATACCATCGGTGTTTGATGTTGAGAGAGTGATTCCGCCGACCGAGAAGTCAAGGGACTTGGAGAATACGGCATCCGAGTATGTCTGGGGCGGTTCGTACGGGAGATTGACAGTATCCCGTGACAACAGGTTTCTATACCCTGAAAAGCCGGTATCTGCCCCGATCGATCCATCGTTATTCAGGATCAGTCGAGTTCCACCGGGGGGAACACGCTCGACAAAGAATTTGTAAAAATCACCGGCACCTTCTGAGCCGATTTCTGGCAGGTTATTATAGTCCTCGGAGTACAGGAACTTGTAGTTAAACTCCGAGAGTGTGTCGAGCGGCGAGTCGATAAACACATTAAACTGCTTAGTTTGAGCATCGGTTGGGTTGTACTGTTCGCCAAACCCATCGATCCAGAGGAACTTGATCCGGATCGGGTATGCCTGATACCGTTCCAGAATAGAGGTCGTATACCCCAGCCGCTTGTTCTGCCCAAACTGTGAGATGATATCGACACTCCCAGTAGAAGGGGGTGATGAGAGTGTCTCGGAGATCGTGACCTGTCGGGTCGAGTAATTGACATTCGTTACCGTTACCGGATTGTTCTCCGGATCGTCAAGTGGAGCAAATGATCCAGAGACGATATCTCCCTCGGCAATCTGGTCGATAACCGATTCGCCATACTGGGTTTCATTCGAGATGACGATCGTATCAGAACCGTCAGTGAATGTCCCCGAGACAGATTCAAGGAGGGGGACAACCTTTTTGGCCGTAAATGATCCGGCAGTCGGGATCACTTCATCAGAGTGGGCATTAAACTCAAAGCTGTACAGGCCAGTTGAATCTATTCGGAAAAAATATCTCCCGGATACCGAAGGGCGGAAGTACCCCGTCCATTCAATGCACCCAAGGCCATCGTCAAGAGACGGGTGAAGATCTGAGAAGAACGTAAACTGCCCGTTCTCCCAGAAGGTTTCAGAGGTGACTAGATCCCCATCATCATTTAGGAACGTCTGGGCATCTCCCTGATTTACGATCGTATCGTATGTTGTTGCCTCATTGTTCACTACCTCATTAAGGTAGTACCGAGCCGTCAGTTTGTTCCCCCCAAAAAACTGGGGATCGCCGGTCGTGAATTCGGCCACGTCGATTCTATTCTGTAGCGTGACAAGTGGCGTGTACACGGCAGACGGCTGTGTAGGGTCAAGGCCCTTGAGCGCCGCATTGTTGATATTCCGAAAGTCAGCGTTACTCATCGTCGTTCCTGCAAGACCTCGAATGACATTCAAGTCTGCGGATACGAAACGCTCACCCGACTGCTGGACCAGCCCATCGAGAAGATTGTTAAGGGCCGTGTCAGGGTTCGAGACATCAGAGAAATTGCGATCTCGCCGAAGACCGCGCTTACGAAAAATGCGAGCCATTGGGGTTTGTACTCCTGCTATAAACCTTATGCATCTATTTATAAATAGATCTGAATTGCTGCATTATTCTTGGACACGAATCCAGAATCCATTGGATTTATAAATAGTAGGTAAACAGGAAAGAATCTATAATGGCGACATACGCAAATATCTACATCGACCAAGGTTCGGATTTCCATACGACGTTTGAAGTTGCGTCCGAACGACTGGATCCTGTCGATTTTAGTGGTGTTGATGTGCGGGGACAGATACGCAGGACATATATGTCTGAGACGGCATACGATTTTGAAATCCATGTTATAGATCCATCGACAGGGTATTTTGCCGTGTCACTCGATTCAGAAGTAACATCTGTTATGCGATCGGGTAGATATGTGTACGATATATACGCTATCGATCAAGGTGGCGGCGACTCGTACAAACTAATCGAAGGACAAGTCGAGATAGTCCCAAGTGTGACAAGGGCGTAAAAATGGCATCAACGAACAACAAAATTGTCCTTAGGCAAAAAAACGATAACATCAAAGTACGATCTACATTTTCGATTATCCGAAAACTAGAAGACTTTGAGAACATTGACTTTTCACAACTGACAGACGGTGCGACTCTCGTGTACGATACAAACCAAGGAGAGTGGCGAGCAACTCGAAATCTTAACGAACAGAATATCGAAGGTGGGGAATTTTAATGGCTTCTACGATTAGAATAAAACGGTCTGGCGTAGCAGGTAATCCGTCCACTCTTGGGGCCGGTGAACTTGCATACTCTGCCGCCGATAGTTCGGCTGTTCAGGGGGGAGATCGTTTATACATTGGATTTGGTACCGAAACCAATGGTAATGCTTCAAACCACATTGTCATCGGTGGTGAGTATTTCACTTCCAAACTCGATCATGCTCTTGGTACACTGACCACCGATTCTGCCGTTCTTGTTGACTCGAATAAAAAGATCAACGAATTTTATGTCGATAATCTCGGGTTCGATGGCAATACAATCACATCGACCGACAGTAACGGAGACATTAACCTTTCACCAGATGGCGCGGGTCGCACGGTAGCTGGGAATCTGTACGTCGATGATGGTGCGACCGTCAGATCAATTCAGGAATACATCGAAGACATTTCAGGTGGTCAGATCGAAGGAACCCCGAGTGCCGTTTCTGTTTCGTACGATGATCCCACTGGGACCACGACCATTGATCTTGTCGAGACGGGTGTCGTCCCACAGACATATGGTTCTGAGTCCAAGATCCCACAGATTGCGATTGATGCTAGCGGTCGAATTACCAGTGCAAGTGAAAAAGATGTTGCAACATCCTTGTCGATTTCTGGCGACAATGGAACGAGTGGTCAGGTCGATCTTCTTGACAATACAATAAACTTTACGGGATCTGGCCCACTTACCGTTGAGGTTTCTGATCCCGGAACCACGACCGAAACCGTTACTGTCTCGATCGAAGATGCTTCGGCGACTCAGAAAGGTGTTGCTTCTTTTGACTCTACTAACTTTTTGGTTTCCGGGGATGCCGAGGTGTCGGCCAAGTCAATCACACTTGGTTCATCTACCCTTGATCTCGGATCGACAACCAGTTCGATCGATGGTCTTAACCAGATTGATGTCGATAACATCCGCATCAACGGCAACACTATTTCGGCGACCAGTACTGATGGAGATGTTGTAATATCACCGGATGGATCAGGGGTCGTGGATGCAGATGATTCGCGGATCGTTAATGTAAACGCTCCGTCGAACAGTAAAGACGCGGCGAACAAACAGTACGTCGATAATGTCGCACAGGGGCTTCAAGCACTTCCCTCAGCCGACGTGGCGACAACACAAGAACTGGTCGGGGTATACGACTCTGGTGCTGGAACCATCAGTAGTTCAAGCCCCGGTGCTTTCCCCAACATTGATGGTGTGGAGGTATCGGTTGGCGATAATATTCTGGTCAAGGACCAGAGCAACCTGCACGAGAATGGTTCGTATGTTCTGGTCACAAAGGGCGATTCGACAACCAATTGGGTAATCCAGCGGTGTGAATTCTGCAACGAAACCGAAGAGGTTCTTGGGGCATTTGAATTCGTCGTGGGCGGCTCCCAATACTTAAATACCGGATGGGTCGCAACCACTCCATCTGATTTTGTCTTGGGGTCGACCGATGCCACGTCTGACACTAATGGCTTTTCTACACGTGGTGACATCGTGTGGGTGCAGTTTTCGGGTGCCGGGACGTTCACGGCCGGGTCAAACCTATCTCTTGATGGTACTGAGTTTAATCTCAATGAGAATGTGTCGATCACATCTCTTGTTGCTTCAATTGACCTTGAGATCACGTCGACCGACAATATCACTTTTAATGGAGACGGATCGGTCGATTCCGCCCCGTTTCTTGTCGCTGGCGGCGGAGTCGTTGAAAAAGACTTTGTCGTGGGTGGGAATGCAGCAATCGCATCTACAGCAGAATCAACGTCCATTTCGACCGGAGCACTTGTGGTTGAAGGCGGTGTTGGTATCGTCAAGGACGTGTTTGTTGGACAGAATATCACGGGATCGGGGGCAGAGACTTCTGCACTTGATGGGTTTGAAATCGACGGTGGTACATACTAAAACGTATAAATAGTACTATCTATTGCACAGGTATTATTATACCCCTCTGATTCCTTTATTAAGGAGACAGTCTATCTATGGCGAACAATCGCGTTCTCCTCAAAAAGTCGTCGGTATCCGGCAAGGTGCCCGAGACATCAGATCTTCAGTACGGTGAGGTAGCACTTAACTACACAGACAACCGACTGTACTACAAGACATCGTCAAATCAGATTCGGTATCACGAGCCGATTCGATTTGCATCCGATGGGTCCGCCATCGAACCGGCATTTTCATTTGAGAATGACCCAGATACGGGGATGTATCGAATCGGCGATAATGCCCTTTCTCTTGTCGTGGGTGGCGGGGATGTTATCCGAGTACTCGAAGAATCTGGCTCGGTGTCCGATGCCTTGTTTCTCGGTACGCTGGAAGTCGATGAACTATCCCTGATCAAGAAAAACAAACCAAGCGGTGACACCGGGGATGCCGCACTCTCGTATGCAGCCGGGTCAGTAAACTTTGGTCCCGGCGATTCCTCGGTCGTCGTGACAAACAGGTTGGTCACTCCTGACTCTGTCGTCGTTGCAACGGTTGGATCAAATGATTCGGGAATGAAGTCGGTTTCGGTCGTTGTATCGGACGGATCATTCGAGTTGTTTGGCGACGCTGCACCGACAGCAGAAACCCGTGTATATTTTATAGTGGTATAACGACAGATGGCACAAGTCACATTAAACACAAAACGCAGGGTCGTGATTGGAAACATTGATGCTACTGTCTCAAAGCGGACTATCACGGCAATGCAGGTCGATGGGACCAATAATATGTTCACGGATTCGGGCGGGACGACGCCCGTATCATCGACGGGTGACTCGGTCGGTCTGATCAGAACAGTATACGAAATTCAGGACTAAACAGACATGGCAGCAAGAACATTTGAATGGTACTCCGACGTTTCTGGAGAGCGCCCGATCTGGAGGCAGCTTACCCGGAATGGTGTGACGGTCGATTATCTGGAGTTCGACGGTTCGGGACAGCGGCTCAAGACCAACCTGTCCGAGCCAGTCGAGGGGACGATGGTTCATGTGACCACACAGGGGACATTCCGCGTCGAGGTATCGATCCCCGCCGGGGTGTATGAATATCGCCCGTACCAGTCACTCTGGAACATCGAGGAGTTTATCCTCTTTGACCGGACACTCACGGATTCGGAGTACGCGTTCTTCCTTGATGAACTGAAGCGAAATCGGAATCGGAAGATCGAGATCGACCAGACCGATTGGTCCGAATTGTTCTATGGTCGTCCAGAGGTGGATATCAACTCAGTAGTCCCACTTTTATCTGCAAACGATCAGGTGACGAGTTTTGGCTCGACATTCCGCGAAAACTCCCTCACATCCATACCCGCTGGGCTGTTCGACAACAATCCGAACGTAACGACGTTTGGCGGGACATTCCGCGACAACAACCTAAAATCCATCCCGGCAGGGCTGTTTGACAACAATGTGAACGTGACGAGTTTTAGCGCGACATTCCGCGAAAACTCCCTCACATCCATCCCGGCAGGGCTGTTTGACAACAATGTGAACGTGACGAGTTTTAGCGCGACATTCATCTTCAACAACCTCACATCCATCCCTCCGGGGTTGTTCGACAACAATGTGAACGCGACGATATTTCTCCAGACATTCAGCTTCAACAACCTCACATCCATCCCTGCGGGGCTTTTTTCAAATCTTTCAACAATTCCCGAGCTTGGTAGTTCGGCCATCACTGGGTCTGGCACTTTTGAGTCTAATTCTATCGAATCTGTACCGGAAGACATATTTAATAATATACCAAATGCAAGTGGCATTGTTGAAATTGAGTCTATATTTCACAACAACAACATCACTAATATACCTGCAAATATATTTTCTTCGCTCACTTCTTTAGAAAAAGTAGGCAGGGTTTTTAATAATAACCAAATAACTTCGATACCAGAAAGTCTTTTTGCAAACAACCCAAATCTTAAATATATATCGCAGCCAGATTCTAGTAGAGACAATAGAAGTATTTTTGGCGATAACCAAATCGGGTCGATACCCGAAAATTTATTTGTCAATAATCCTGATCTGGTGGAGCTGCCCGGTGGTTTTGCAGGTAATAATTTGACGTCGGTTCCTGCCGGACTTTTTGCGACTCCGATTAACATCAGGGGGTTTGCGTTTGCGTTTGCGTTTCAAAACAATTCTATCACAACGGTTCCGGCTGGGGTGTTCGACACGCAGACACAAGCCACAAACTACGACCGCGTTTTCAACAACAACGCACTCGATCAGACCTCGGTGGATAATGTGCTGGTGTCGATTGCATTCTCGGCACGGGGTCATGACCTCAACGACGGCATTATCGGGATCGACGGTGGAACCAATGCACCGGCACCGTACCGGTCGTGTCCACCACTCGAAGAACTGGTGATGCGGGACTGGACCGTCAATCTGAATGGCCAGAACCTTGCAGACACGACGATCAACATGCTCGCGGACTACTACTCCGAGGTATCCGACCCGAACGACGACTCGGGTGATTACTCGTTCGTCAGTTGGAACTCCGCGACCGATACATACACCCAGACACTCTATTCTGACCCAGACTCCGAGGCATACTCGATCGTGACATGGGATTCAGTTAACGACACATACGACCAGAGGATCTACGCGTAATGGCAACTAATACAGCAACAGTACCACTCCACCGCCCATGGGAAGGTATGCGGCGGTGTCTTCTCCTAGACGACGGGACCGTAAACTACTTCTGTGACCCGACTGACACGACACTCAAGGAGGACGGAAGTGCAGCGAACCTCGATGGGACTGACGGGCAGGTGATGGTCCAGATCCCGAAGTTCTACTTTCGGTTCGAGTACTTGGGTGATAACCGGTCATGGAAAGTGCGGACCAGCCCGGCAGAGGGATTTGACCTGCACCCCGCGTTTATCAAGAACGGTATCGAGGTCGATTACCGGTACATGGGCGCTTACGATGCCTGTGTGTACGATGACTCTGCTGGAACCTACATTGCTGGCCTCAACCTTGATGAGAACATCGGCAATGTCGATCTGGCCAATGATAAGCTGGCATCTGTCTCTGGCATCTACCCGATGGTGGGCCTAGAGCGTGATGAGTTCCGGGCGCTTGCTGCTAACCGTGGCGCAGGGTGGAGACAGCAGGATTTCTGGCTGACTTCTGCTGTGCAGATGCTATACATTGTCGAGTACGGTGACTTCAACTCTCAGGCTAATCTGGGTGACGGTAACACTAACGGCTCGTACCTCGGATCAAGTGCTGACCAGAACGACTCGCCGCACACTGTTGCGGGTGCATCTAATAGCTGGGGTAACGCCTCTACCGATGGTAGCCAGCCTTCTGCGGGTGCCAAGCCCGGTACAGCCTATATGTCCTACCGTGGTATCGAGAACTTCTACGGTAACTGCCGAGACTTTGTTGACGGGTTTAACATTATTGATCTAGTTCCTTATGTAAATAATGACGACACGACCTTTGCAGACGACACCACGACAAATTACGAGCAGATTGGCGATGCCATGCCATCAAGTGATGGTTTTGTAACAGATATCCAAAATATCGGCGGTGCTTTTATTCCAGACTCGGTAGGAGGGTCATCTTCTACATTTTTAACAGATGATTTCTTTCAAAACACAGGCAACCGTGTCGCTAATTTTGGCGGTAGTGCTAATCTGGGCGCTGCTGCGGGTGCGTTCTTATGGGTTGTGAGGCGTGATTCTTCTGGTGTTGCTCGTGATGTCGGTGGGCGCTTGAGTTTCTAATGAAAAAGATGGTAAAATAATGTGTGGTAAAAACTAAGGAGAGACCGTGCCTAAATTTAAAAATCACCTTTCACAATCAGAGGTTCGCCATCTTTTTGACTACCGAGAAGACGGCGCTCTAATAAACAGATTTACCAGAGGCCCAAGATCGGTTAAAGGGCGTGTCGCCGGAAACCAGAACAGTAACGGCTATTGGCGAGTTGCAATTAGTGGCGTCACTTATCGGCTTAGTCGTTTAATCTGGACTTGGCATTATGGCGACATTTCTTACGAAATGGAAGTAGATCACATTGATCGCAACCCTTGTAATGCGAGAGAGCTGTGGAATAAGTACCTCACCCACGATGTCAGGCGCATCATTTTTTTTAACCAGTCAACCGTCAAGTCGATACAGAGATATGAATCGACCGTACACAATTCCGAAAATCAAGAAGGGGAAATAATCAAATGCTCGTAAACGCAAGACACAAACTCCCGGTGTATCAGGTGATCGGACCGGTCGTCCGTGTCCACTGGGACTATCAGGAAAAGCAAATCAGCGGCATGGATGGTGAAGATTCTTTGTCCACGATGTGGGACTGTCAGGAGGCCGTGGTACCCATCGATGCAGACTACGACACCTTTGTCCGGGTCGTGAACGAGGAAGGTGGTGATGGTGAATCACTCGCCACTGACTGGTTCGCTGATAAATAGACACAGTAACAGCAACAGACACACAGAGTTATCTGATTATGGCAACAGTATCGAAACCGACCAAGGCATTCTCTGATATCGTGGCCCATACACGTGGGTCGGAGGCGACGTACATCGACTCGACCGGATCGATTGTGACCGTCGGACCCGACACACCACGAACGAATCATCATGTGTACGATGGTGTCGAGTGGGTGAACGCCGGTCTCCTGATCGAGGGTGAGGATCGGACCAATCTAATCGTCGGATCTGCCTCCCCTGCGACACAGGACATCACGATCTCGACGATCGCCCCGCACACACTCCACTTTACGGGCGACGGGTCCGTGAGCCTGTCGGGCGTGTATACTGGATCGCTTTCAGGTACTGGGACTGGTGAAGAGAATCGCGTGTCCCTTATCTTTACACCCGATTCGACCGGGACACTGACCGTTACCGTGACGGGTACGGTGACGAACAGTCAACTCGAACTCGGTGAATCACCCTCCTCGTACATCGAAACCACGACCACTCCCGTCACTCGGTACCGCGATAACTTCACCGTGTATCCCGAATCACTCCCCGACCTGTCGAGCACCAATGGAGCGACAATTCAGATGTCGGGGAGAATGAATCATACCAATTCGGACGAGACGGTGTTCTACCGCTGGTACGAAGACGAGTCAAACCAATTCGCCGCGACCCTTGATCAGTCGAGTGGGACCGTGACTTTTACTCACTCGGGAGACGATTCGGTCAGTGGGACAAACGCCTTGGTCGACGGTTCGTCCTTCTCGATTGGTGGTGTGTTCACAGACTCTCGTGTAGCCGGGGCAGTGAACGGTGTACTTACTGGGGAGAATACAGCCCCCACATCGGCCCCGTCTCTTAACTCTACCGGGGTGTTTGAACTCGGTCACCAGTTCATGGGGACGATGTCATCCCTCCGAGTTTGGGGTGAGGATGTCGGGGACACTGGACTAGTGGGAGTTGCACCGAGTTTACCACCACTCCTCCTTGATGTGTACCCCGGCGCGGCTGCTGCCTACAGTCTTCGTTCTTTAACAAAGACGCGGCTAAACCAGCCCGTCATCCGAGTCCGCCGCAGCAGCGATAACACCGAGCAGGACTTCACGGCCGAGCAGGTTACCGACGGTACGCTGGCTGGATTCTGCGGCACGGGCGATGGATTGGTGACGACTTGGTACGATCAGTCTGGGAATGGGAATGATGCGGTGCAGAATCAAGCGCCCGATCTGCCGCGCATTGTTATTAGTGGATCGGTTGTGCAGTTTAATGGTAAGCCAGCCGTCGAGTACACCAGCAATCTTGAAGCGCTGTACGTTAATGTCAGCGGTCTGTCCGGCAAAGTCGGGTATCTGGTCGGGTCAGCGCTTAGGTATCAGGAAGTTGTGGTTTACGACACTACGGAGAGCGGCGCGAAGACGGCGATTGCCGATTACTATGGTTTTGAGCCTAACGAAATTGATGGCGGGTTATCTGTAGCGCTGGCGCTGAACTACACGGGCGCACCTGTTGCTGGCGGATACTTTGCCGGGCTGATTGACACGCTCACGGGCAATATCATCGCAGCAGATGACTACCAGACCGGGCTTCGCTATGCGCTGATCGTCTCTGACAAGAGCCTTGAGGGTGGCATCGGTTCATCCCCAGCATCGGGTCTGCCAACGGGT